TCCCCGGCCCTGATCGTGGACAGCGTCCAACTGTCGGGCGCCGTGGCCAAGGTCTGGCTGTCGGGCGGCCTCGCCGGAGACTCCGACACTGTCACTGTGACGGCGACCACCGCGCAAGGTCGCATCAAGGAAGTCACCTTTAACCTACGCATCGTGGAGTGCTGATATGCCGGCTGTCCTGAGTAACAACGCTGTAAGCCGCTTGGCTTCGTCCCTTACATCCGGCGCGACGTCTTTATCGGTCACGACGGGCGAAGGCGCGAAGTTTCCGACCCTAAGTGGCGGCCAATGGTTCCCCGTGACCTTGCTTACCAGTGCTGGCGCGCTGGAAATTGTGCGCTGTACAGCGCGCAGCGGAGACGTGTTGACCATTGCCCGAGCGCAAGAAGGCACGGCCGCGCGTGCTTTCTCTGCGGGTGATCGTGTAGAGCTTCGAGCGACAGAGGCGGTCTTCGCCGACATGGCCGCCGCAACAGCGACAGCAAAGGCGGCGGCAGACAACGCACAGAATTCGGCTAACACAGCGCAGGCTGGTGCTGATCTAGCAGTCAAGAAGGATGCAGCCACTGCAACCGGCGCTGCGATCATTCCTGTCGGGACCTCTGCACAGCGACCAGCAAGCCCAGTTAGCGGGATGCTCCGGTATAACGCGGACTTTCTTGATTTTGATCGCTATCAGGGCGGGAAATGGCTGCCGCTCAACGTCATGGACAAGGCGTTTAACGAGGCGCCACCGGTTACCCTGGCTTCGGCCGCTGCGGTCAATATTGGTGCGGCGCTGGCCAACACGGTCAATATCAGCGGCACGACCACTATCACGGCGTTCGACACCATTGCGGCCGGCGCGATCCGGCGTCTTAACTTCTTGGGTGCGCTGACCCTTACGCACAACGCTACGTCGCTGATCCTTCCGAACGGCGTAAACATCACCACCCGTGCTGGGGATGTGGCTGAGTTCCTGTCGCTGGGCGGTGGCAACTGGCGCTGCCTTAAATATTCCGAAAGGAAGTTCGTAAGCGCAGAGCAGACAATCACAGCGGGCGGAGCCCTTACCATCGCCCATGGCCTTGGTGTTAAGCCGGAGCAAGTTGGTTTTTACCTGGTGTGCACTATTGCCACGGGTAACTGGTCGGTAGGAGATGAAATCTTCATCAGACTGGATTTCGAACAATCCAGCGCAAGCGTCACGACCTTTGGCTTTACGTGCAAGCGTGACGCCACAAACTTGGTCATCCGGTTCGCTGCAAACGGTATTTTCATGATTGACGCCAATAACGGCGGTTACATCACCACCGGCAATACCAACTTCAAAATCGTTTTCGAGGCCCGAGCATGAAATATTACGTTGATAGTGCCAATCGCTATCTGGGTGGCTGGGACAATAGCCCGCCAAGTGGCGCCGTTGAAGTTCCGCTTCCGCCCGAGGATGCGCGACAGGTGTGGGGTGGCAGTGCTTGGCTTCCATGCGCTGAGGTGGAGCGCGAGCGCTTCAAGGCTTCGCGAGCTAGCGCCGTAGAGCGAATCACCGTTACCACTAATAGCGGCATGACGTTCGATGGTGACGAGGTAAGCCAGGGTCGGATGGCGCGCGCCATCATTGGTTTGCAGAATAGCGAGCCGGGCACGTTGATTCGCTGGGTTCTCGCGGACAATACCACTGTCGACGTGAGCGTAGACCAGTTGACCGAGGCGCTGACCTTGGCTGGCTTGCGCCAGGCCGAACTGTGGGTTAAAGCCTAAAAGGGGCTCTGCATGTCCATCCTGAAATTAATCGGGTTTGTCGGTGAAACGCCGAAGATTATCCCGCGCTTGCTGGGTGATATGGCAGCACAGCAAGCCTCGAACGTGCGGTTGGACGATGGCGGCTTGACGCCGGTACGCAAGCAGCGCTTCGAGCATCAATTTGTTGGTGCTCCACCGGGCGGCTATCAAACGATCTACAAAAATGGCACTGACTGGATGGGGTGGCCGGGTGATGTTTATGCGGTCCCTGGCCCAGTGGCCAACGACCGCCTGTACATCACGGGGGATGGAGTCCCCAAGATGCTCGTCGGCGGGGTGACGTATCCACTTGCTGTCCCGTTCCAGGCGACACCGCTGGTGGCGACCTTGAGCGGAACCCCGACGGTTGGCGCCTCGGGCACTACGCGCCTGTACGTTATGACCTACGTTACGGGCTTCGGCGAGGAATCGGAGCCTACGCCGGCCAGCGCAGACGTGTTCTGGACGCCGGGCGAAGTGGTCACTTTGTCCGGGTTTGCCGCCGTGCCGGCCGGACGCAACATCACCTTGCAACGCATCTACCGCGCGCAGACTGGCAAGACCGGTACGCAGCTGTTCTTTATTGCCGAGCGCCCAGCGTCAAACGCCAACTACGTTGATAACGTCAGCCCTGAGTTACTTCAGGAGGTGATCCCGTCGGTTGGCTGGAACGCGCCACCGGATGACCTCAATGGCTTGATCGCCCTGCCCAACGGCATGATGGCCGGCTTCAGTGGCAAAGAGCTGTGTTTCTGCGAACCGTACCGCCCGCACGCATGGCCGCAAGCCTATCGCCTGACCATGGATTACAGCCTGGTTGGGCTTGGCGCGTTCTCGTCGTCGATCATCGTTATGACCGAAGGAACGCCGTACATTGTCAATGGCACCGCGCCGGAAAACATGGTGAGCGAGCGGATCGAGCAAAATCTGCCGTGTATCAACCCGCGCGGGATTGTCGATTTGGGCTATTCGGTGGTGTACCCCTCGCCCGATGGCCTGGTGCTGGTGACTACCAGCGGGGCGGCGGTGATCACCACGCAGCTGTTTTCCAGAGACGACTGGCTGCGCTTGAACCCTTACAACATGGTTGCCGGGCAATACAACGGTCGCTACTTCACCAGCTATGGGTTTTCTGACGTCAACGGGGTTGAGTATCGCGGCACTTTCATCATGGACTTCACTGGTGATCAGCCGTTTTTGATTCGCTCCGATGTCGCCGCGTCAGCTATGTATTTCGACCTGCCTACCGGCCAGCTTTATCTGCTGGTAGATGATTCGGTTTATGAGTGGGACTCGCTTAGTCAGCCGTCCGCGCTGCTGTCGTGGAAATCAAAACTGTTCGTTATGCCTAAGCCGACCAATTTCGGCGCCATCTTAGTCGAGGCTGACGCGGCGATGACGCCTGAGCAGGTCGACGCCATTCAAGCGGAAATAGATCGAATTCTGGCATTGAACGCGCTGATCTTCATGCAGGACTCCGTAGGGGGCGAGCTTGGCGGCGCCGCATTGAACACGCACCCGGTGAATGGTGACGAATTCCTGATTATCCCAAGCTTGAGCCGAACGATGTCGGTCAGTGTTTACGCCGACGGCAAACTCATCGCCACCACCGGAAAAAGCAACAGAATGGCTCGTTTGCCTGGCGGCTTTCTCGCTCGTCTATGGGAAGTCGAAGTGGTCAGCGACATGCCGATTACGCAAATCACCATGGCCGGCACGGGCGCCGAACTGGCGGGGGCTTGATATGACACCGCGCGACAAGGAAAAACTCGACGTGCTGGCGGGAGAGCGGGGCGACAAGAGCCAATCCGCCGTGCGCCTGGCCTCTGTTCAGGCATTGGTGAACAACATCAGTGTTGATCCGTCTGGCGATACTGACGCCGACATCAAGGCATTGTTTGCCTGCATCAACGCGCTACGCATCGCCTTGCGCTGACGCTGGTTCTATACTGGCGCCAATGGTTCTATAACCGGAACAACGACATGACCACGCTTGTGTACGACGATCAACCTGCATTGCTGAACTGGGCCAGTGAGCGCATCGGCCTGCTGCGCTTCAAGCCAGACGCCAAGGCGTTTGGTGTGCTCCGTGGCGGCGAGCTGTGTGCGGTGGTGGTGTGGGACACCTTTTCAGAGGTGGACTGCGCCATGCATGTCGCCAGCACTGGCGGCGGTCATTGGTTGAGTCGCGCGGTACTGATCCAAGCCTTCGGCTACCCGTTCATGGATTTGAAGTTGCGCCGTATCACCGCGCTGATCCCGGCCAAAAAGGTCGAGGCCATCCGCTTCAACGAACACCTGGGCTTCAAGCTTGAGGGGCTATGCCCGGAAGCGATGCCAGACGATGACATTCAAATTCGCGGCATGCTCCGTCGAGAGTGCCGTTTTATTCCCCCGGAGTATCGCCAATGATGATGCGAGATTTTTGGAACCCGGCAGCACTGGAGCCGGGCAGCTTGCACCTTCGGCCGTCGAAGTTTGATCAGCGCTTGGCGGTGCTTGCGATTGGGCGCCACGTCTGTTTTGGCAAGGGCGGCGGCGGTTCGCCGGATGCTGACCCGCAGGTTGGTGAAGCGGCGAAGATGACCGCGCAGACCGGCGCCGACTGGCTCGACTTTGCCAAAACGCAGTTTGCCGAGAGCCAGGTGCGTCAGGACAAGGTCGACGCGCTGACCAATGAGGTGACCACCCAGCAACTGGGCGACATGCGCAAGGCCAGTGCGCGCAGCGACGACCAGTGGGACCGCTACAACAACCTGTTCAAGCCCGTCGAAGACCGCATGGTGTCGGACGCGCTGAACTATGACACCCCGGAAGCCCAGGCCAAGGCCGCCGCCGAGGCCAAAGCCGATGTCATGTCGAACGCTGGCCAGTCGCAGCAGCAGAACACGCGGCAGATGGCGAGCATGGGCATTGATCCGCGCAGCGGTCGCTTTGCCGGTGTGGACCGGACCACCGACCTGTCGACGGCGCTGGCCGCAGCCGGCGCGCAGAACGGCGCCCGTGAAGGCGTGAAGGCGACAGGCATGGCCTTGCGTGAAGGCGTGGCCAACTTCGGCCGAGGCTCGACGTCGACCGCCGCGCAACAGGTCGGGCTCAGCACCAACTCGGGCAACTCGGCCACCGGCAACCAGCTCGGCGCCGAAAGCAATTTCCGGGCGAACGGGCAGATCATGGCGCAAGGTTTTCAGGGTGCCATGAACGGCTACAGCAGCCAGGCCAACATTTTGGGCAACCAACAAAGTCAGGCGCTGCAAGCCCAAGGCATGGATAATCAGGCGGCACAAGCCAAAGGACAGGCTACCGGCGCCATCGTCGGCACCATCGGCACTCTCGCCCTGGCATTCTGAGGATTTCCCATTGATCGAGGCTATCAACCGCGCCACTGACTTATCCCTAAACAAAGGTCTGCGCGTCATGCAGACCGCGCTCATTGGCGGGAGTCAGGCTGCGCACGTCGAGTACCTGTTAAAGCTGATGAACCCGATTCCCGGCGCGCACATCGTTGACGCCGGGTGCGGCATTGGCGAAGTGCCGTGGTTGATGCAGGGGCACCGACCGGACTTGGAATTTACCCTGGTCAACATCAGTCAGCACCAGCTGGATATGGCGCCATTTGGCCCGCAGTTTCACCAGCTGCTGGCCGACTTCACCAACAGCCAGTTGCCAGCCGGCTGCGCCGACGTGGTGATGTTCAACAGCGCGTTGTGCCAGATGCCGATTAATCAGGCCCTGAGCGAAGCCCGGCGCCTGCTCAAGCCGGGCGGCCAGTTGTTCGTCTGCGATCTGGCGATTGCTGAATACCGCGAGCTGCCCGAGCTGTACGCCACGTTCATGCCGGCCGATACCTGGAGCGAAGTGATCGAGCGCCATGGTTTCAAGATGATGAAAACCATCCTGACGACCGGTGACATGGAGCATTTTTCGGGCGAGTTCGAGGACTTCGAGCAGGCTTTGCCTGACGCCATGGTCTACATCGCGCAGTTCAGCAAGCAGGCCGATGATGCGCACTTGATGTCAGCGCTCGACCGGCATGAACGCATTGCCTTTCAATTCAGCGGTGGCAAGGATTCGTTTGCGGCGCTGCTCCTGCTCCAAGAGCACTGGCCGCAGATGACTGTGTACTGGACGAATACCGGTGACCCGGTGCCGGAAGTGCTGGCGATGGTGGATCAGGTGCGCGCGCTGGTGCCGCACTTTGTCGAGATTGCCGGGCGGGTGAATGAGCAGATCGCCGCGCACGGCTTGCCGTCTGACCTGGTGCCGACCACTTCGGCGCCGACCGGGCTTATCGCCTACGGCGGCGGCGTGGCGCTGCAAGACCGCTTCAACTGCTGCTATCACTCGTTGATGCTGCCAATGCAGGAACGCATGGTAGCCGATGGCGTGACGCTGATCGTGCGCGGGCAGAAGAGCGCCGACGTGATGAAGTCGCCATTGCGCTCGGGCGCCCTGCACGACGGCATCGAGCTGCTGTTTCCCATTGAGCACTGGACGGACACCGACGTGTTCGACTACCTCAACGGCAACGCCTTTGTGCCGGAGTATTACGAGCACCTGACCGCGTCGCCGGACTGCCTGACCTGTTCGGCCTACTGGGGCGAAAGTCGCGCCACTTGGCTGAAGACCAAACACCCCGAGGCCTATCAGGTCTATCAGGGTAAGCTCGACGTCATTCGCGAGGCGGTCATGCCGCACATCGCCCTGTTTAATCTGGAGGTTGCGCAATGAGCGGTTACGGTTCTCTCGGTGTTGTTAACGGGCTGTCCCAAGGGATCGGGATCGGCAATCAGTTGGTAGACGCCTACTATCGCGGCCAGGAAAACAAGGACCGTGCCGAAGTCAAAAACGTGATGGCCGAAGGGTTGGCCGGGGCCAAGCAGAGTCGCGCCGACGACATCGAGGCCAACTCTCAGGTGGGCAGCAAGGCCAACGCCAGCGACACCATGACCATGCCGACTTTCGACGACACGCGCGGCAACAGCTTTGCTGACGCTGATGCGCAAAAGAAGGGCGCCGAGAAAAACGCGCCGTCGGTGGATGATTTCTACATGCGCGACGTGGTGCCGAAGATCAAGGAAACGTATCTGTCGCAGGGTAATGCGCAGGGCGCCGACGCATGGGATCAGTGGACGCAGAACAAGCAGACGCAGACCGGCATGAAGCACTGGACGCAGGCCCTGCGCTCGGCGCAGATCGGTGACTTCAAGTCCTACGCTGACAACATGGTCAAGGCCTACAACACCGACGGCTATTACGACGACGGTTTGCACGCCGAGGGTTACGACCTGGTGAAGGATAAGGACGGCAACACCACCGGCCTGACCCTGAACATGAAGAACAAGGACACCGGCGAGAAATTCGCGCAGACCATCCATGGTCAAGACGACATGATTCAGGCGGGCATCGGCCTGCTCGACCCTGCCAACGCCTTCAAAACCACCATGGCCCGGGCGGCAGCGGCGCAGGCAGCGAGCGCCAAGGTCGGGCTTGAGCAGAACAAGTTCCAGAACAACCTGGTGCGCGATGAGCGCAAGGCCACGATCCAGGGTAACGTCGCCAGCCAGCTTGAAGACCAGCGCCAAGGCAACCGCTCAGCGCTCATGCGCGAAGGCAAAGAGCTGGACGTGCAGAACGCAGGCGCCACGCTCAACAACAAGATCGAGGTGCTGAAGAAGGCCGGCTACGACGAAAAGTTTATCAAGGAAGCGTTGCCGCAAATCCTCGGGATCGGCCAGTACAAGAAGCCGGCCGACCCGCAGGAAACCCGGCGCATGCTGTTTCAGGCGCGCCTGAGCGACTTCAATTTCACCCGCAAGACGCCGCAGCAGCAGGCCGCGCAGATCGAGCAGGACATGCAGCTGATCGGTGGCGGCAGCCAAGGCCCAGCGCCGAGCAACCCCATGGCCAGCGGTTTGCCCGGCACGCAGGCGCAGACCTCGCCGGGCAAAGGTACGCCGATGATCTTCGACACCAAGACCGGGCAAATGATGCCCTATCAGTAACCCTGCTACCCTCGGTCGCCGGTTGGCGCTAGAATCGAACCATCTGATTCAGTTATCCAACCGCGCCGAGGACATCCCGTGGCAGAGAATCGCTTTCTACAGTCGCCATTCACGCAGGCCAGCCCTGCGACCGACGCGCCAAGCACCCCGCCACTGCCCGAATTCAAAGCCCTGCCCGCGCGTAACGCCAGCTCCGGCCCGCTGACATCCAGCGCCGCGACCGTCCTGAGCAAAGGCCTGTTGCCGCCGCCTGACCTGCAACCCCTGTTCGAGAAGTATTCCGCTGAATACGGCGTTCCTCTGAACGTGCTGTCGGCCCTGGCGCAGCAGGAATCGCGCTATAACCCCAACGCCGTCGGCGAGCAAACCAAGTGGGGCAAGGCCAAAGGCATGCTCCAAAACCTTGACGCCAACGCCAAGTCCTTGGGTATCGACCCGTTCGACGCTGAACAGTCGATTGCCGGCGCCGCGCGGCAGATGCGTGAGCGCATGGACAAGGGTTACAGCATGGAGGATGTGGTGAAAGCCCACTTCGGGGGCGATAACCGTGAACAGTGGGGCGAGAAGACCAAGGCCTACGGCCAAGAGGTGTTAGCCAAATCCAGCATCATTGGCAGCGAGCTGATGGCCGGTAAGAAGGCCGCTGCGCCTGCCGCGCAAGGTACTGACCTGTCCGCTATCCAAGCTGAAATGGACGCCAAAGAGCCCGGCCGTTACAAGGTGATCGACCCGGCCGACATCGCCGAGCGTGACCAGCAGCGCGCCAGCATCGCCAGCGGAAAGGACGCACTGAAGAATGCCCAAGCCGAAACCGGCGCCTATGAAGCCCCGTCGCCGTTGACCCTGCAAAACCAGCAGGCGGTCGAGGACAAGGTAAACAGCGCCTCGGCGCCGTCGCCGTTGACGCCGACCAACCAAAGTCTGGTGCAGAAAGGCATGGCACCGGTCGATACCCGGCCGGAAGACGGCTTTGTTGATGCCACCGGCAAGCAGCTGAAGAACTTCGGCCCGCACATGAAAGACGCGGTGGCCGGGCTGGTGCGCATGGGTAGCGAGAGCATCGACAACGCCACGCTGGTCGGCAACGCCGGCAGCACTGGCATTATCGAGCGCATGCAGGACAACGGCGACATCATCATGGTGCAGAACGAGCGCGGGCAGATGACCCCGACGCTGCGTGATGGCAAGCCGGCCGACGAGGCAAACCTTGCCGCGTACATCCGCAAGAACGCTGGCGACCTGATGTCGGCGGACGAAGCCGGCGCACTGATCGGCATGAAGCCGCGTGCGGTGACCGAGTGGGCGCAGAAAACTGCCAAGCAGGCCAAGCTCGACACCATCGAGGTACGCCCCGACGGTCCGCTGGCCAAGTACGGCAGCATGATCATTGGTTCGACGGCAGAAATGATTCCAGCCCTGGCTGCGTCCGCCATCACCCGTAACCCGGGCGTGGGTATGTCGTTGATCGGTGGCCAGGTGACCGGCCAAAGCTACAACAAAGGCCGTGCAGGCGGTCTGAACGCACAGGACGCCGGTAACTATGCGCTGGCGCAGGGCATGGCCGAAGCGATTCCGGAAGCCTTGCCGATTCATGTGATCCTTCAGCCAGGGCAAAACTTCTTCAAGGGCCTGCTCAAGGGCGGCGCCGCTGAGTCGGTGCAAGAAGGCGTGACGCAGATCATTCAGGACGGCCTTGATAAAGGTTCGATTGATCCGAACATGACGTGGGCGCAAGCGCGTCAGAACCTGGCCGACGCCATGATTGTCGGCGCTGGCGCTGGTGTGGCGCTGAAGGCAGGCGTTCACGGCATCCAGAAGGGTGTCGACACGCTGTCGCGCAACCGCGAGACTGATGCCGCCGCTGCCGCACAGGAACAGGCCGCGCAACCCGAGTTCGCTCCTACAGGTGAAACCCAGCAAACACAGGCACCTGAAGCTGATTTGACTGCCGAAAACCCGGCCCCCGCTCCCACAGGTGCAGAACCTGCTCCGGCTGCCCCTGTCGACGGCCCGCTGACCCGCGCCGCGCAGAAGTTTGTGGCGCCAGAACCGGAAGTGACGCCCACCGCTGAAGCCCCGGGCGAGCCGGTCACCGTGCGCAGTTCCGACGGCGAAATGGTCGGCACCTTGCAGGATTACCAAGACCTCGGCCAGGGCAAGTGGTCCGCGCGCGTGCTGGCCGATGACGGCAACGCCTACGACTTCACGCAGGACGACGGCGTACAGCTGGACCGTGGCGAGCAGCCATCGCCGGCAGCGCCATCGATCCCGACCACCGGCAAGGTTGGCAAAATCCCAACCCTGACCGACGTGGTGAAGCCAGGCGTTGAAATCCAGACGTTGACTGAAGAAGTGCCGACGCTGACCGATGTTGTCGAGCCAGCCCCAGCGCCCGATTATTCGTCGATGGACGTGCCGCAACTGCGCACCGAACTGAAAGTCATCGCCACCGCGATCAAGGCTGATCCGAAAAACAAGGCGCTGACCAAACAGCGCAGCACCATCGAAAAAGCGATCAAGGCCAACGTTGAGAACGCGATCAGCAAACCGGCCGTGGCCGAGCTGGTCGGCGACAAGATCGATAAGGAATGGTCGCGCTTCGCCGATGACTCGGGCAGCTTGAACATCCCGCGCGCCGACATGCCGCAGATCAAAGCCGAGCACCGCGGCGCGCTTGCAAATTTCCTAAGTGCTCGGGGTGTAAAAAGCACGCATGAAGAAGTTCCAGCGGCGAGCCTAAAACCTACGCAGATGGAATTTTCGCCGGCCAAGGTCAAGAAGGCCATGGAATTTACTGGCGGCGATCGATCGATTCTTGTGTCCAAAGATGGTCATGTATTGGACGGTCACCACCAATGGCTTTCAAAACTTAGCGGTAATGATCCTGTAAAGATCATTCGATTGGACGCGCCAATTTCCGACTTGATCAGCCTGGCTAAAGAATTCCCGAGCAGTACAGTTGCTAGTGGTGGTAGTCTAAACGCCAGCCCATCAGTTAATTTAAAAAATGAGAACGCACCTACACCGAAGAACGACACCAACTCCGACCTACTCAACGTGGACGGCAATCAAGAAGCGTTGCAGCAATCCAAAGGCAACGGGGTACAACAGGTACGGCGGAGCGGGAGTGACGGTCTGCCAGCAGTGGATGCACAGCTACGAGACATTCCTGTCGGACGTCGGGGAGCGACCGAGCCTGAAGCACACGCTCGACAGAATGAACGGAAGCCTGGGCTACGAGCCGGGGAACGTTCGGTGGGCGACGAAGGGAGAGCAGGCGCGCAACCGAAGCAGCAACGTGAATCTGACATTCAAGGGCAGAACACAGGTGGCGAAGGACTGGGCCGCGGAGGTCGGATTGAATCCACCGACGCTGTACGCTCGCCTGAAGAAGGGTTGGACGGTGGAGCGCGCTCTGACAGAGCCGCAGGCCACAAGGAAGCCGCGAAACCGCTGAGCCCGCAGCAGAAGGCAAAGGCCCGCGCCGAAGCCAAGCGCGAGGCTGCGCGTGAGCGCATGGGCGGGATTAAGGAAGGTGATCAGTTCATCCCATCCGTCGATGTCGGTTATATCACCGGTGGTGAGACGTACACCGTTGATAGTATCGACAGCAGCGGCAACGTCTACGTCAAACGCAGCGGTACCAACAGCGGCACTCATTTGTCGCACGCCGACTTCAATGTGGCCGAGCACAAAGGCGTGACTTTCACCAAGGTCGAAGCGCCGACGCCGGCTATGGAAACACCAGCCGCACCGGCCGAAACGGCCAAGGAACTGGTAAAGGCTGCCGAGTATGGCGCGAGCAACAAACTGGTCAGCACCGATCGCGCGGCCGAGTTGCGCGCCAAGCTCAAGGCCAAGTTGAATGGTTCGCAGCTGAACAGCGGCATCGATCCCGAGATTCTGGCAATGGGCACCGAGCTGGCCGTGTTCCACATCGAGGCGGGCGTGCGCAAGTTTGCCGAATTCGCCAAGACCATGGCTGAAGACTTGGGCCAGCCACTGGAGAAAATCCGCCCGTACCTGCGCAGCTGGTACAACGGCTCCCGCGACATGATCGAGGATGCCGGGCACTCCATCGCCGGCATGGACAGTGCTGATACCGTGCGCGCCGAACTGGTCAAACTGGACCAGGCGCCGGCAACTACCGAGAAATCCTCGGCAGTTCAGCCGCCAGCAGAAGCACCGCAGGCCTTGGCTGTTGGCGTGTACAGCCACAAGCAGCACCCCGAAGTGACGGCTACTGTCAGCTCCACAGATAAAGGCTACGCTATCGAGTGGGCGCCTGATGATGTTCAGGAGTTCAAAGGCAAACATGCTGTCGCCAAAGCACAGGCGGCGCTTTCAAGAGAGGGCTATACCCTCAACGAGGATTCTGATGCAGCAAGTACCAGCCAGCGTGTGGAACCAGATCGCGCAGACGCAACCCCTGCAAAACCCGTCGATGAAAGAACTGTTCCTGATGAATCAGGCGCAGCTCGACGAGGCACTGGCGAGCCAGGCGCAAGCGATGTCGAAGTTCGGGCAGACGGACAGCGTGATCAACGCGTACCAACTGATGGCGCCGCTACTGGCCGAGAATCAGGCGATCAGCGCGTACATCAACCAGACGGGGCATTCCGACCTACGGTCAGCACTGCCGGAGGTGCTGAACCCGTCCGAGGCGACAGCGATCGCAACGCAGGAGAACCCGTTGAGCGCGAGCGAGCAGAACACATTGTTGAATCTGCTCCGTCCACTGATGCCATCGAGTTCAGTGAACGTCTAGCCGCACAGAAAAAGGCCGCGGGCACCAAGACGGTACGCGGCGACAAAGCCAACATTGACGCGGCCCTGCCGTTGCTGCTCGAACCCCAGCGCGACGATGTGCTGAAGGCCGAGCAGCGTTTCGCCGTGGGCAACGGCATGCTGCTCACCAACGGCACCGGCACCGGCAAGACCGCCAGCGGTATGGGCGTGATCGTGCGTTCGATCAACGCTGGCAAGCCCAATGCCCTGGTGATCGTCCCGAGTGACAAGATCGCTTCAGACTGGGTGAAGTTTGCCAAGATGCTGGGTGTTGAGCTGAAGATGCTCGAAAGCACCAGCGACAACGGCGGCACCGGCCCGGTCATCACCACCTATGCCAACTTCGGCGCCAACGATAGCCTGGCCCAGCGCGACTGGGATCAGTTCGTGGCGGACGAGGCGCACTACCTGTCGAGCAACGAGGCCGGCGAAGGCACTGGTGCACTCGCTCGCCTGCAAGCCCTGAGCGGCCATCACGACGGCTTCTATCAGTGGGTGCGCCAGCGCAACGCCAAGGAGTGGGGCGCCTACAAGGCGGCGATGAACGCCAGCCGTGACGCGGCCGTGCCGGATTCCGGCTTTACCCAAACGCAGAAAGACCAGCTGGCCGAAGCTGAAGGCAAGCAGCGCGACCTGTGGGAAGCCATCGAGAAGCCAGCCAAAAAAGCCTGGCAAGAGCGCTGGGCAAAACAGCAAGACCTGCCAAAAACCCTGTTCCTGTCGGCAACGCCGTTCGCCTACGTCAAAAGCGTGGACTATGCCGAGGGCTACCTGTTCGATTACGTCGCCCCGGCCGAGCGCTACAGCAACCGTCGCGAAACTGAAGGCGCCGCTTACAACAGTGGCGACGCGCGTGAAAAGTTTTTCATGCAGCACTTCGGCTACCGCATGCGCTACAACAAGCTGACCGCACCGGAAGCCGGGGTTGACTCCGAGCTGATGGAGCAGAATTTTAACCAGCACCTGAAGGACATCGGTGCGCTGTCGGGCCGGCGCTTGGAGGTGCCGTACGACTACGACCGCAAGTTTGTGATGGTCGATGACGCCGTGGGCCAGAAGATCGACCAGGGCCTGGCGTTCCTGCGCGAGCATGCCGATGGCAAATACCGCAAGGTCTATGACGCGGTAATGGCGACCTTCGACTACCAGCGCCGTATGTACCTGCTCGAATCGATCAAGGCCCGGGCCGTGGTGCCGATGATCAACGAGCACCTGAAGCTCGGCCGCAAAGTGGTGGTGTTCCACGATTACAACAAAGGCGGCGGTTTTGATCCGTTCGCCTCGGGCCTGGCCAGCATCACCGAGCCGGACGTGCGCGCCCTGGCCCGCGAAGCCTTTGCCGCGCGTCCGGACATCTTCAAGAAAATGGACTTGAAAGGCCTGTTCTCGCCGATCGATACCTTGTCGGCGGCCTTCCCTGACGCCTTGTTCTTCAACGGCACCGTGCCGAAAGCCAAGCGCCGGGCGAATGCTGACACCTTCAACGACGATAACAGCGGCAAAGACCTGATCGTCTTGCAGTCGGATGCCGGCCGCGAAGGTGTGAGCCTGCACGACACCAGCGGCAAGCACATGCGCGTGCTGATCAACCTCGGAATGCCCGGCAAGCCGGTCGCCGCGATCCAGATCGAAGGCCGCACCTACCGCACCGGCCAAGCCAGCGACGCGGCATTCCGCTACCTGACCACCGGCACGGCATGGGAAGCCAGCGCCTTCGCCAGCAAGATCGCCGAGCGCGCCTCGACCGCTGAAAACTTGGCGCTGGGCACCGACGCCCGCGGCCTGAAACAATCGTTCATCGACGCCTACAACGGCGCCGAAGACCTGGCCCCGAGCGCTGACGACGGCAAGGGCGGCAAGGCCATCGACCGTGAACTGGCGGCTACCGCCACACTGAGCCCGTTCAACAAGGCCAAGGCCTACTACTTCGCCCAACAGAAGAACAGCAAGCGCCGCGACCAGCGCGAAGGCGTGGATTACTTCGCCACCCCGGAACCGGTCGGCTTCAAGATGGCCGAGTGGGCCAACATCCAGAAGGGCGACGACGTACTGGAACCGTCGGCCGGGCATGGCGCCATCGCGCGATTCTTCCCGCCGCAAACCAACGTCACCATGGTCGAGCCGAGTTATGACCTGTCGCAGCGCGCGGCGCTGGCCAATGGTCAAGCACGGATCATCAACGACACCTTTGAGTCGCTGCACCTGACCAACAAGTACGATGCGATTGTGATGAACCCGCCGTACGGCAATGGCGGCAAGACAGCCATCGAGCACGTCGCCAAGGCGGCCAAGCATCTGCGCGAAGGCGGGCGGATCGTTGCCTTGATTCCGCGCGGCGGCCTGACTGACAAGCGCCTGGCGGCCTTCCTCGAAAGCGAAGAGGCGCAAGACCTGCACCGCGTTGCGACCTTCACCATGCCGGCGTCGACCTTCGAGCGCGCCGGCACCTCGGTGAACACGCAAGTGATCGTACTGGAAAAACACAGCAACCCGGACGATGCGCAGAACATCCACGCGCGCACCATCAACCTGGACAACGCCCAATCGACCGGCGAACTGTTCGACCGCATCGAGCACCTGGACCTGCCCGACCGCATGCCGAGCAGCAAGCCTGAAGTTAAACCGGTGATGATTGAGCACGTCACTGGCAAAGGTAAGACCCTCACCGGTATCGTGCGCACCGACCTGACCAAGGACGAAGCCAAGGAAATCGACCCGTACACCTTCCCGAAAAATGGCGGCTTTTTCATCCGCTCGAAATACCTCGGTGATGGCAACCGGTTGTCCGTGGCAGCGCCAACCGGCGACCCGGCCTCGCACCAGGAAGTGCGCGACGCGATCACGCAAGGCCCGTTCGGCACGGTGGTCAAGAAGCTGATCGACAGCGGCAACATCGTGGTGCACGGCAATGTGCAGTCGCTGCCGGACGGCGTAACACCGGTTACCGGCATGCAAGCGGTCACCACGCCCGACGGCAAGGTGCATTTGGTCGCGGCCAACCTGACCCCGGGCAACGCCAACGGCGTGTTGCTGCATGAAATGTTTCACAGCGGTGGTGAAACGCTGGTGGGCTCCAAGCGCTGGGCCGGCCTGATGTCGCGCCTGGACGGTTTGCAGCGACAGGCCGAGCAATCCACCGGCAAAGCCCGCGCCGTGTTTGATCGGGCGCGTGAGCGCGTGCAGCAAGCACAAGCGCAAGGCGCCGTGGCAGAGAGCATGAGCGCCGAAGAGTTCGGTGCCTACGCGATCGAGGAATACGAGCAGCTGCCGAAGGCGTTCCGCTCTTGGGTAGATGACCTGGTGGGCGCGATCAAGCATTGGCTGTTCAGCCGTTACGGCAAGCAGCTGGGCCAGGTCACCCCGGCGCAGTTGCGTGCGATGGCCAAGGACGCGCTGATTTCCATGGCCCTGGCCAAGCGTGGCGAGTTGTTCGGCCCGGCCGGGACCATGTTCAGCGTGCGCCCGTCGAAGGTGTTCAAAGACCTGACCGACAAACAGAAATCGTTCCTCGACAAGATCGGCCCGGAGAAGCTGCCGCAGGTATTGGCTGACCGCTGGCGCCAGCTGACCGATAACCTCGGTCTACGCATCCGCCAGGCCGGTGTCGACCGCTATGCCTCGCTGCTGCGCAATGACAAAGCGCTGTACGGCGCCGAGACGCTGGAAGGCTCGATTGCCGACAGTTCTTGGGTACTGGCGCGCATGAGCCCGGCCGCGGGCGGCGCCGTTCACGCACTGCTGAACAACGGCCGTATCTACCGTGACGCTGATCAGAAGGTTATCGACATCCGCGACGGCACCACCGGGCTGGGCGCCACCTTGCGCAAGCTGGGGAGTCCTGCCGAAATCGACCGCTTCATGGGATGGATTGCGGCCAACCGCTCGAAACGCCTGCTCGGCGAAGGCCGTGAAAACCTGTTCACCCCGGATGAAATCGAGGCGGGCATTAAACTGTCGGCCGGCAAACTGCTCGACGGCAAGCCGCGCGGCATTCTTTACCAGCAAGCCTGGAAGGAATTCCAACAGCACCGCGACGACGTGCTGGGCATCGCCGAGGCTACCGGGATCATCACCCCGGAACAGCGCGCGACCTGGAGCGATGAGTTTTATGTGCCGTTCTATCGAGTGATCGATAGCGACAACCTCGGCGGGCCGAAGTCGGGCGGCGGTGGCTTGTCGCGTCAGCAAGCGTTCAAGAAACTGAAGGGCGGGCGCCAGCACCTTAACGATTTGCTGGAAAACACCCTGCTGAATTTCCACCACCTGCTGCAAGCCAGTTTGCGCAATCAGGCTGCCGCGATGGCGATGACCAACGCCGAGCAGCTGAGCATTGCCGACAAGACCACCGAAGCGCGCCGGGACAAGAATAACAGCACCTTCGTCATGGTTGACGGGGAAAAGCAGTGGTACAACGTGAGCGACCCGCTGACCTTCAAGGCCGTGACGGCGCTGTCGGATACCGGTATGAACAACGTAGCTATGCGGGTGATGCGTGGCTTCAAGCGCTTCTTCACCAACATGACCACCATCACCCCGCAATTTGTGGTGGCGAACGCCATCCGCGACACGCTGTCGGCCATGGCCACGTCGCCGACGAGCGCGATCCCACTGAAGACCGCGTTCAAGGGCGCGCTGACCTACGGCAACAACCACCAGCGGGCGCGGATGATGGCCAGCGGCGGGGCGTTCTCCTTCGGCCACGTCTATGGCCAGGGCGCGCACGAAATGAAGGTCGCCATCACCGGCACCATGCGCAGTGCGCAAGTGCTGCGCGATCCGAAGTTGATCCCGAACATCTTGCTGAATGCCTGGCGCAAGTATCACGACGTGACCGACTTCGCCGAAAACATGAACCGCGCCGGCATTTGGGAGCACAACAAGGGCAAGGGCAAACTCAAGGCCGCTTTCGAGGCGCGCGACCTGATGGACTTCAGCGCACACGGTGATGCGGCGGCGATTCGCTTCCTGATCGACGTGGTGCCGTTCCTCAATGCGCGCATCCAGGGCTTGGACAAGCTCTATCGCACGGGCGTCAAGCCAAGCCTGAAAACCTTGTTCGGCAAGGGCAGCAAGTCGGATAAGCAGGCCTTTGCCCGCTTCGCCGCGGTGATTGGCGCACTGACCGCATTCAGCGTGATGCTCTACCTGCGCAACAAGGACGATGAAGACTATCGCAAGCTGGAAGACTGGCAGCGCGACACCTATTGGGTGATCAAGGTCGGCGGTAACATGTTCTTTATTCCGAAGCCGTTCGAGGTGGGCTCGATTGCCACCATGGGCGAGCGCCTGATGGAGCAGTTTGTTGATCCGACGGTGGGCGGCGACAAGCTGGCAGACCGCGCGCTGCACATGCTGAAAGATACCTTCTCGATGAACCCGATGCCGCAGGCGTTCAAGCCTATTCAGGAGCTGAGCTCTAACGAAAACAGCTTTACCGGCCGGCCGATTGAAGATCAGTCGATGGCACGCCTTAGCCCAAGCCTGCGTGCGCGCCCGGAAACCACGCGACTGGCGGAAGCATCGAGCCGCGGCATCGAGAGTGCGCTGGAACTGGTGGGCGCCGGCAACTCGGCATTGAGCCCGGTGCAGATTGACCACCTGATCCAGGGTTACTTGGGTGCGGTGGGCACGACGGCGATCGGCACGGCGGACACCCTGTGGCGTCGCGCGCAGGGCGAAGAGTTGCCGGCCCGCAGCTGGGATGAATACCAGCCGGTGAAGCGCTTCTACAAGGACTTGACCAAAGAGGACAACTACACGCGGTACGGGACCGACTTCTACACCGCGCTGAAGAAGTCCGACCAGGCCTATGCAGACCTGCAACACCTGGCCAAGTACGGCGAGGAAGAGAAGGCCGTGGCGCTGGAAGAGAAGAAGGGTGATGTGTTGGCGCTGCGCACCACCTTGAACAAGGTCAACCGGGATATGTCGCGGATCAATGCGGAAATGAAACGTGTGCAGGTCGATAAAGAAATGGACGGCAAAACCAAACGGCTGGAACTGGACCAACTGCGCTCGATGCGCAACCTGATGACCGAGGAAATCGGCAAGGACTTGGAGCAGATGAAGATGTCTAAGCGGGCTTCCGCGCCACAATAAACAACATGAACAGCACCAGCACCGGGAACAGGACAACCGGTGCTTTGATGGCGCAGACAACCAGGATACCGAGCGGCAACCAGCCGAAGACGATCAGCAGAAAACCGCCAAGGCTTTGCCAGTGCGGCGGCACCTGCGTGTAGATGAACAGACCGATGACGGTGGCAAGGATGCCAAGGCCGGAAAAATCGGAAAGCATAAGGTCGTGCTCCGGTGGAAAGTGCTGATATGATAGCACCGCCGAATGGTGTTGCCCCCGGGTATCATCAGGAACGACTTGGGAACTGGCGCGTGATCCGGCCCCGGGTCGTCCATGCAGATGACGGCGCATCTGAATGGGCCTCTGAACAGTGATGGCCGCCACTGAATTGCGCTTAGCGGCTGATGTACCCCCTCCTAAATACCCCCTTCCCCCTGCTTTCCGTCTGGCAAACCGCCATTACGTCGCCCATTGGTTCCGTAACAGCACCAGAGAGACTATTATCTGACCATATTTAAATTGACTGGCCAGGGGCGCCGCATGATTGAAGAGCTGAAACAGGCCGTTGAGGCGACCAAAGACCCGACGACTTACCCGGTGATGACGTATGCCTGGGTGGTGTTGATCGCGGCATGGGGCGGCCTGGTGCGCTTTCTGAATTCACGGCGAGAGCGAAAGGAAACGCTCGGCGAATCCCTTGGCACCCTGGCTATTGGTCTGATCACTTCAGTTTTCGTGGGCGTCCTCACGTTTTACGCCTGTGAAATCGCCAATTTCGAAAAACTGACAACCGCCATTTGCGTGGCAATCACCGGGCACTTGGGCGCGCAGGCCATGCAGCTGTTCGAGAAGGCGATGATCAGTCGCTTGAAAGCCTTGTTTAAAGTAATTTTTGGCGCCGACTCGGTAGATACCCAATGAAAACCCCGCTGACCCTGGCCGATTTTGAACTGGCCGCTGCCACCCTGCGCGTTCCAGTCGCGGCCATTCGTGCCTTTGCTGAAGTCGAGTCGCGCGGCGCCGGCTTTCTGCCCGATGACCGTCCGGTGATCCTCTTCGAGCGCCACGTTTTCCGCCGCCAGCTGCTGGCCAACAAGGTCGCGCCCGGGATCGTGGCCAACCTGGCGAAGACCCGGCCGGACCTGTGCAATGAAAAAGCAGGCGGTTATGGCGCCGGCTCGAAGGAATGGCAGCGCCTGGACGACGCGGTACAGATCAATCGCCAGTCCGCCCTGGAGTCCGCATCGTGGGGTGCGTTCCAGGTGATGGGCTTTAACTGGAAGCGATGCGGTTATGCCAGCGTGCAGGACTTCGTCAACGCCATGTTCAAGAGTTCGGCGGCGCACCTCGACAGTTTTGTGCGTTACATCCAGTCCGACGCCAACCTGCTCAAGGCTTTGCGTGCGCAGGACTGGGCGATGTGCGCGCGCCTGTACAACGGCCCCAACTACCTGATCAACAAGTACGACACCAAACTCGCCGAGGCCTTTGCCCGGTACAGCTGAGGGGATTGCAACATGGCGGACTGGCAAAAGATGCTGAGCACGGTGGCTCCGTGGATCGGTGCAGCGGCTACCGGTGGCATGCCGGCACTGGTGGGCATGGCGGCCGTGCAGGTTGGCCAGGCCTTCGGCACGGACGTCAAGGCGACCACCGACGCCATCGCGCAGGCTGTGAGTGGTGCGTCGCCCGACCAGCTGTTGGCGCTGAAGACCGCCGACAACGACTTTGCCAGAAAGATGCAGGCGCTTGGCTTCCAGAACGCGCAAGCCCTGGAGCAGATCGCCGCGGGCGACCGGGACAGCGCGCGCAAGATGCACATGGCGGTGAATGACCTGTCCACGCCGATTCTGAGCTACATGATCTTTATCGCGTTCTTCTCAGTGCTGTTCCTGATCCTCTCTCAAAACATCGACGTCCCGGCCTCGATGCGTGACGTGGTGATGATGATGATCGGTTGTTTGACCGCGGCCTTCACGCAGGTGCTGAACTTCCGGTTTGGTACGTCAGCGGGCAGCAAGGACAAAACCGAAATGCTGAACAAAATGGTGCGGCCGTGAGTGATTTCACGGCGTTCTCCGCACCGCTGCTGATCCAGTACGACAAGGATGCCAGCCAAGCATTGGGCGCCGACCACTGGCGCGTCGCCCGAGAGTTCAAGTATTTCATCGGCAGCGAGAATTCAAAGCGCTGGATCACCGTGCCGGCCGGGTACTTGACCGACGGCGCCAGCGTGCCGCGCGCATTGTGGTCGATCATTCCGCCATGGGGCGCCTACGGCCAGGCTGCCGTCGTGCACGACATCCTGTGCGAATACCTGTCGATCATGGTCAGCGGCAAGCTGACGCCCATCACGCGGGAACGGGCCGACGAAATCTTTGCTGAAGCCATGGCGGTGCTACAGGTGCCGCCGCGCGACATTGCCCTGATCAGTGAGGGCGTGAAGCTCTATCGCCTTGCCAGCGGCGTCAGCGCCCCATCAACGCGCCTGGAAAAGCGTTTGCTTGAGGCGAATTGGGCGTGAGTGGTTTCCTCGATTACCGCGCCTATCCCGAACTGGTTCCGCTGGTGGCCGGCTTGCGCACGCAGTGGCAGACGCTGCGCACGGAAGCGCTCGCCGAGTTGGGCGCGTTCATCGACAGCCCGGAAGTGGCGATTCAAAACCCTGACGACATCCGCCTGTTCATCTTGCCACTGAAGTGGCAAGGGCAAACGGTGAATGCCGGGCACGGCCTGCCCTACGGTGCGGAAAAACTCGAGTTTTTTCCGGTGACTGCCAAAGCGATCGCCAACCCACTGGTGGTGTCGGCGATGTTCTCGCTGTCAGTGCCTGGCTGTGAGCTGATCCCGCATATCGACAATGAGGAATGGATCGGCCCGGTGTGGCGGATTCATATCGGGCTCGATTGCCCGGACGGCTGCGGGCTGATGGTTGACGGCCAGGAACAGGCGTGGCGTGATGGTGAAGCGCTGATGTTCGACAGTGCGCGGGTGCAGCACTCGGCGTGGAACCGAGGCACTGCCCCGCGCTTGATCCTTATTGTGGACGTGGCGCGTCTTCCGTAGCAGCGCACGGACCTGAATGCCCGGCCCGGCGCGTGCAGGTCCAACCGGCTGGCGGCAAGAGGCATACGTGCGGCGTGGCGATACTGGAAAAGAACGCCTCTTGCGCCGCAACCCATAGCTCGCCATTCATCTGTACGGCCGCGAACCACTTGCCATCCTTGAATAGCATGTACTGGTTTGCTTCGCCTTGCGCCTCCCAGGTTAGGTCAGGCAGACAGTCGGGACATGGCGCCTCACCCTGCTCGAACGACTCCGGCGTCTGCCCGGTCGTATAACCGATGACGCCATGATCTTCGCAAGTGGTGCAGCGCGGCGGCCTTACCGGGTTGTTCGTGAAGTACGATTGCACTGCCGTGCGCATCTGCGTGAATATGGAGTGCGGTCCCAGTACATTGCCCATGATGTCGCGTTCTATCTCGTCGAAGCGGTCGCGCAGCTCTTGCGGGATTGGATGTGTCATAGATCACCTCTGATTTAGAAAACTTCGATTTCACCGCGCGGCCAGATCAGCCTAGCCCCATACAGCGCCTCGGCATAGCTGATGCTTTCACCGCTGCCCATTTGGAACACGGCGTAGCCTGGCACCTTCACGAACCATGATTTCTTTTTCATGGTGCGCGGGTGTCGCGGCTGCTGCTGTGCAATGGCTTCTGCCCTGGCTTCAACTCCCAAGGCCAAACCTCGGCGCACTTGCCATTGGTACACCAGCGCTGAAACTGTGAAGCAATGTCGCTCAGAGGCTCATTGCAAAACGGGCACGGCTTACCTTGTGGGGCTTCAAACATGATGAGTCCTATGCGAGTTCGGCCATGGTTACGACACGCGACAGGTGATCCTCGGTGACACCTTTACCCATGAAATCGTCGAGCTGGGCACGGGTAAACTTGCCGGCGTCGTGCGTGTTGTTCGAGTAGCCACTGAAGCAAGCGCGGTGATACAGATTGTGGCCGGTGTGGTAGAGCATGAACAGCGGTTCAGCCGTCGGAAACAAGATGTCACGCAGCTGGGCGGCGCGCTCGAAACGCATTTCCTTCACTGCCTTGTTCATTTCACTGTTCAGCCGTTTCTCGCGGTCACCATGGCTCAAGCGGTCGCGCAGGTTGGCTGGCTGGATTGTGTAGATGTCGTGGGTGTGCACCACGGCGTGGCCGTACTTGCCACTGACGATATACCACGCGGTGTTCAGGTCGTAGTAAGCCGTTCCGGTGAATATCCGCTTCGTGCGCCAGTCCTTGTACCAGACCTTCGCCCTGTGCTTGATGGTGCCGCCGTCGCGCGCCGTCTCATTGCATTTCGAGTGTATCGGGGCGTGGCCAAGCTCTTTGTTGTAGTGACCGCTCTTGCGGGTTTCGCGGTCCTTCCATTCCAGCGCGGTGACGCCTTTCGGTCCGACGCCAATGGCCGGGAAGCGCTCCGGGTTGAGCGTGTATCCGGTGAACACGTTGCACAGGTAGTTGATGATGCGGTTGCGCGTGCGTTCCATTTCCAGGCGCATCAGGTAGGTCATGTGTTTTTCCAGGTCGCTCTGGTAACGGCCTTCATGGTCGGCACGGTCCGGCGTGTTGATGCTCTGGAAGAATTTCAGCGAGATAGACCGGCCCGACATTTCAAGGTCGGCTTTCAGGTCACCTTTTTGGCAGAAGCGTTTGCGCAGCGCGGATTCAACAGCGTATTTGCCAAAGGATTTCTTTGCGTGTGGCTCGACTTCCGGCGTGGTCAGGGTCCATCCGATATTGCGCATCATCCACACGACGCGTTTGAACACCTGCTTTTTGTATTCGTGTTCCCACGCCGTTTGCACAGAATGGTCACGGACGTTATAGGCGCCTTCCTCGACGATGGACAGCGAAGCGGTTCCCAAGTTGATACTGCCGGTGCGCTCGATCAGCATGGGAATACCTCTGCGTTTGGAGTTTCGATTAGCTTCGGCTCGGCGGCCGCTGGCTCTTCCGTCGGCATCAGCCAGTCAGGAAGCTGTTTCTTTGGCGCCTCGTTGTGCATCGGCATCAGAAGACCAACAAAGCGCTGCTCCAGGTCGTGCGTGGTGAAACGTGCAACGACTGAGGTATTGCGCTCGCCGAAAAACATTTCAACGCCCTGGCCGTACTTGTGGTTTGGGATCAACAGTTTGGCGACCGAAGCGAGACGCGCCAGGTAGACGGCGTTCACGCACGGGAATGATTCACCGGCCTCGCGCTTCAGGCATACCACCTTGCGCCAGTCGGGATACTTGGCGTCGATGATTTCGATCTTGCTCATGTGCAGCGAGAGCATGGCGAACGGGTTTACTTCAGCAAAAATATTGGCATCACCAGTCACGACTGCGCCCATCTGGCTGATGTACAGCAGTTTTGGCACGGTCATCCGATGTTCGACGCCAGCGGTCGAGCAGGCGCTGATCAGCTTCTTGCTGATACCGCCAACGATGATTGGCGCTGCTACCCAGCCATCAGGGTCGTGAATCAGGCCGAGCGTGTGCCCGTCGGTGGCCACCATGATCACGCCTTTCTCCGGATGCGGCTCGATGAACACGCCTTCTAGGTAATAACGCACGTCTCTGACCGCCATGAAAACGCTCATCGCGGCGAAGTATTTCGGGTTAACGCGGGCAATAGGTTGCATGCAGTGATGCCTCTGCAAGGCGCCCGTAGGCGCCGGTCATGGTTGGGTTAGTACGCGATGGTTACGGCTGGAATTTGCTGCTTGATGATCGCGGTTACGATCGCCTTCGCTTCGGCGCCGGACAGGAAACTTGCCTGCTCGCCTTCGCCGGATAGGTTGACCTGCAAAAGCGCTTCGAGTGCAGCCTTGTTGATGGCGCCGCAATGCGCGCGGTTGGCGGCCCGGGCTTCATCGTCACGGCGCTGCTGATCTTCCTGCTCACGTTGCAGGCGGTCGCGCTCTTCCTGCTCATCGATTGCCTGCTGGCGAGCGGCGGCGGCAGCTTGGTTCTGGCGTATCACCGACTGATTGCGCTCATCTTCGGCGCGCTCTTCGGCTTCCTGTTGCGCTTGCTGGGCGCGAATCCTGGCATCTTCGGCGTTGCGCAGACGCTGCGCTTCAGCTTCTCGCCGGTCCTTCTCTTCATTGGCGACGCGCTGGCGCTCTTGCTCAACTGCCAGATCGGCAGCGTCCTTGAGACGCTTTTGCTCTTCGAGTTCGGCGATCTTGCGACGGTTCTCTACCAGCTCGGCCTGCTCCGCTTCCCACTGCTTACGTTTGGCCAGGGCATCATTGAGCACGGTAATGCCGTACGCGCGTTTCTGCTCGGCTTCTTCCAGGCGGTGGCCGAAGTCCTCGACGGTCAGCGGCTCCTGTTCCAAGCCAAACAGCGCCGATTGAATCTCGTCAGCGGTGGCATCTGGCAGCAATTCGAAGCGCGCCACCACCTGGTCAATGCCAGCTTGCAAGCGATCTTCTTCGGCGTCGCGTGCGGCCTGCCACTCGTTCAGCGGGGCGCGCACTTCGTCACGCAGCGCGTCCATGTCGGCTTCGAACTGGCGCAGCTCAGCCTCGATCGGCTTGGTCATTTCCTTGAGTTTCTTCAGGTACAGGCGGCCCGCGCCGTCGACGGCGGTTTTCGAGCGTGCCACGCCCGCGGCCAATGACGCGATCCGCTTGCGGCCTTTGTCGGTGCTCAGGTCCGGCACCTCGTTGATCACCGCTGCCCGGGCTGCGTCAACGAACTGGCTCAGGCTATTTTGGCCGAAGATGGTCGGCGCCTTCTCAGCACTGATTGACGGAATCTTGATCAGCTCGGTGGCTGCGACTTCGATGGTGGTGGTTTCAGCGGCGGCGTCCGCTGCTTTGGTTTTTCTGGCTGCCATGTCGTGATGCCTCTGATGGTCGTGGTAGTTACGCGTCTTTTTTGGTGCTGCGGGATTTCTTGGCCGCGGCCTGGCACTTGTCCGACACGGTGCGTTTCGGCTTGTCGTCGCGGCGGGTTCCCGGCTCTTCAGCCTGGTCAGCTTCATACTGAAGCACGTCGCTCAGGCGATAGCCCGGCTTACCGATGATCACGCGCTTCGGGCCTTTGCCTTCGTTGAACCAGTTTTGCAGGGTGCGCGGTGTCAGGTTCCAGCGCTTGGCCAGTTCAACCTGCGTCAGCACGCGGTCTTCAGTTTCAGCGGTCATACTGTGGGCACTCATCAAGATAGGAATCATCGCCGAAATACGGTTCATCGGCGGGTTGCTGGGTTTGCTGTCTGGCTTGTGGTTCTGGCTCCGGTTGATCCTTGTTGATGATGGCCTGCAAGCGCGCTGGCTGGCCGGGCTTGTGCTCGACCTTCAGCGGCTCGGGCGCCTGATTGAACTCGAAGCCCATGGCGTCGTTGTCGTGGGCAATGACACGCTCCAGGTCTTCGCTGTCGGTCGGCAGCTGCTTGAAGGCGCGTTTGATCACGGCCTTGATGCAGAATTGATCCTCCCAGTTTTTCCAGCCTGGCCCGTTGGGTGACTTCGAGGCGGCGCGCACAGAGGCCAAGTCCCGAGCGTTCATCACTTCACGCTTGATCTGGCCGTTCTTCAGGGTGATGACGCAGTAGGCGGCAATGATCTTTCCCGGGTCTTCTGCACCCATGTACGGCTTGTGCACGATGCGGGGTGCGTCACCACGCTCGTACTCGAACACGTCCTTTTCGCGCACGGCCACGCCATCGATCATGGCCACGTCGCCCGTGCGATAAAGAATGCTGATCAGGCCGCGCACCATCGGCATGTACTGCGCTTGCTTCTCCCAAACAGCGGGGCAATTCTTCTTGGCGACGTTGCAGTTGTAGACCTGGATCACTGCCTCTTTACCGTCGGGCAGTAAGCCGTCCTTGGCCGCCAGCATGATCGACCCCATCAGCGATGGCATGGTGCAGGTAAGCAGCTCCGGGTTCATGCTCACCACGGTCATGGCGGTGCGAATGAAGCGGTCGACATCGATACCCTTCGGCAGCTGGGCGGCGACCTGATCGCGCTGATTGCCGGTCAGGATCGCCTTGAAGGCGGCGGCCGGGCTCACTGCTTTTTTATCTTCGGTGGTGGTTACGTTGGTGCTCATGCTGACAGCCTCGAAACGATAGGTGGATTACTGCGATTTGGCGTAGATGCGCATCATTCGATACCCCGAGCGGCCGCCCAGGCGCTGGCCAATGTGCGCAGGGGTGATCAGCGTGCCGGCGCTGTCCTTGGTGGTGCCGGCGCTGATGCTGTAGTCGGGAACCAGTACCTTGGCGTTGTGGCCGATGGTTACCAGAATCTCGGCCTTGAGCGCGTCCTTTTTCTCGCCATAGGTCTTGGCTTCTTTGCTGGCCGCCTCATGCAAGGTGATCAGCTCTTTCAAGCGTGCGTTGTCGCCCATGTCGACGGTCTTGCCGTTGTCCTGGTACAGCAGCTGCGCGATGGTGGCGCCGTCCTGCGTGAAATCCGGGGCTGGCGCCTTGCCGGTGTCGACCATGTGCCAGAACTCGCCGACCTTGTTGATGATGGCCTGACCGATAGAGCGATCACGCTGGCGCAGGAACGGTGACGGCATGTTGCCACCCACCAGCGGCGCGATGAGCGTCCACTCCATGTCCGCGGTTTCTTGCTGGTGCTGCACTTGCAGCTCGATGTGCGGCGGCGCTTCCATAATGTGCTCGTCCACGATCCACGCGCGCTTAAATTGCAGGCCGTCGACGTTCTTCACTTCCATGATGCCCGGGCCGTTGTCACGGAAGGCGTCGCGGTAGGTTTCATCGGTGCCGGTGTAGTCTTCCGCCAGGCCGATGATTCTGAAGTCAAACGACGAGCCCATGCGCAGCTCAGGCATGCGGGCGTAAACCTTGAACGGCTCGACGATCAGGCCGGTGTCTTCGGCGATCCCGTAGGCAATGGCCGCTTCGAGCCGGTTGCCCCAGCGAATGCGATCGTTCAGTTCAAAATCGGCTTCGAGCTGACCGGTCTTGGCATGAAACAAGCTGTAGGCGGTGGCGTAGGGTGAGCAGCCGAACAGCGCAGAGCACTCGGTCGACGTGACGTCTTCGGCGCGCATGCCAAGCCATTCTTCTTCGGTGGTGAACATCAGGAATTCGCGTTTCATGGATGCCTCAAGTGGTGTTGTTGGAGGCCATATAATGGCGAATACGTTTCGCCTTGGCAACCGGTATTTTCGCCAACCAATGAATGGATTTCGTCACATCCTCGACATCAGAACCGGCGCCGCCCACTCCAGTGTCACCGATTCGGCCGTGTAGGGTCCGGACAGGTTGAAGGTGCCGAGCTGGTAACCTCGGCGCACCGTGGCCAGCACTTGCGCCCCGCCGCCGATCTTGGCGTAACAGAAGCGCCCGACGGCATCGCCCGCGACTTCGCTGGGCCTCACGCAAAAGAATGACCATCCATCCATCCAGGCATTGGCCGAGTCGGCGGTGTGGGCCTGGAGCACCACCACGCCTTCCGGCAATCCCTCGGGCGACGGTGTGCGCTCGGGCCTATCGAGCAATGCAACGGTGCCATCGCCGCGCATCACGCCAATCATCGGTAGTCGAGTGTCGCGCACGCCTTCAATGCCGGCAGCCTCGGCGATCCTGGCCAGCGGCACGCCGAAGATCATCGCCAGTTGATTGGCTTCGTCCAGCTGCATGCGCCGCTTTCCGGAAAAGGTCAGCGACAATTGCGAGTGCCCCATGCCCATACGAGCAGCCACGGCACGGAGGGAAAGTTTTTGTTGTGCCATCAAAGCCTTGAAAAAACGCTTATCGACGGTCATGGGGGATGCCTCTGTTAAAGTTTTGGAATCAAACCAGTTGCTTCTGTGGTGGGTACGGTAATACGATAGCACCACAACGCATCACGTCGAACCACAAGGCGTCACAAGAGGTCAAGAATGGACGAGCGGCTTTTGAAACTGCCGGAAGTCATCAGCCTTACGGGGTTGAGCAAATCAACCATCGACCGCAAAGAGCGTGATAACGAGTTCCCGAAACGGGTCAAGCTCGGGGCGCGCTGGGTCGCATGGCCGGAAAGCAAAATCAAGGCTTGGGTACAGGCCACAATCGAAGCAACGGGAGAAGGTAAGTAATGGCTGATTTGAACGAGTGGCAAGGGATCGGGCGCTTGGGCCGCGACATCGAGTTGCGCTACCTGGGTAACGGTGATGCGGTGGCGAGCTTCAGCATTGCCTGTGACGACAGTTACAAGGACAAGCAATCAGGCCAAAAGGTCGAGCGCACCGAGTGGGTTCGCTGCGTGGCGTTCCGTCAATCGGCTGAATTTCTGGCGGAATGGTTGGTCAAGGGCGCTCGCGTGCTGATCAAGGGCAAGTTGAAAACCCGCGAGTATGAAAAGGATGGCGTGAAGCATTACGTCACCGAGATTCACGCGGATCGCGGCACGCAGATCATCGACTGGCCAGAGCGCGAACCGAACCAAACGCAGCAGCAACAGGCCCCGCGCCAGCAACAACAGCGCCAGGCGCCGAACAACCAGCAGTCGGCGCCACGCCAGCAGCAGCAACGTCCAAGCCCGCAGCAGGCCGCACCGCAACCGCAGCCGGACTTTGATTCATTTGATGAAGATATCCCGTTTTAGACCATATTCCATTGTTATTGGTGCTGTATCAGCTCATCATGGTCTGGTTTCCTAACCAGGTCCTTTTGAATGAAACATTGCAACACTTGCAGCACAACAAAGCAGCGATCCGACTTCCATAAACGCGCAGCATCGATTGATGGATTGGCGGCCCGCTGCAAGGAATGCCAAAAGGCATACGACCAAGCGAGAAAAGACGACCCGGAGCGGCTGCGCGCTCGAAGGGAGTACGCAAAAACCGCACCCGGCAAGGCTGCCGGTGGGCGCGCCAAGAAAGAATGGCGCGAACGGAACACCAGAAAGGCCAGGGCGCACGCAGCTATAGGGTACGCAATGCGAAGTGGCAAGCTGTTCAAAAAGCCATGCGAGCAGTGCGGAACCACTGAGTCGATACACGCGCACCACGATGATTACGCTGAACCGTTGAATATTCGCTGGCTCTGCGCCGCCCATCACCATCAGTGGCACGCAGAGCACGGCGAAGCACTAAACCCATAAACTAGAGGCATCAAATGAACCTTTTTAAATCCGCTGTAGTTTTCTCCGCTGAACTCCCTGCCATCGACGCGATGCTGAACCACTTGGCTGAAATCCCTTTCGGCCCTGTCGGTGAGGCGTCCGTGTCGAGGGCGGGCTTTATTCGCAACATCGCCACCGGGGAGCTGGTGACGCCAATCGAGGGCGGCTATTCCTTCAGTGTGCGCCTGGACGAAAAGATTCTGCCGGCCAGCGCCGTAAGCCGCGCGGTCAATGATGCGATCCAAGCCTACGCCGACGACAACGAACTGACCGTTGCTGACCTGGACGAAGACCTGATCGGCCTGCTCAAAGAACAGACGCTTTCGAAGTTGATCGCCAACGCGCTGATCAAAACCACCGTCGTGAACGCCTTCTACAGCGAGTCGGCGCAGTACCTGATTGTGCCGACCACCAGCAAGCCGCTGGCGCAAACGGTGATGGGCCTGCTGATCAAGGCTGTCGGATCGGTCAAGACGTCGACCATTCATGTGTCGAACATCAAGGGCGGCCTGACCACGCGCCTGAAAAACTTCCTCGGCATGGATGGCGAAGACAGCGATGAAACCGCATTCGACGGCTTCAAGCTGGGCGCGTCGTGCCTGCTCAAGCTGAAGAGCGACAAGGCCAAGTTCGACATGGGCGACCTGACCGAGGCGAGCGCCGGCTTGCGTGAAGCGCTGACCGGGGAAATGGAAGTTGAGTTGATGGAGCTGATCCACGAAGGTGTCGCGTTCAAGCTGACCCATGACTTCAAGCTGCGCGGCGTCCAGTTCCTGGCCGAGCTTACCGAAGACGAGGCGGAAAAATTGGAAGAGGCTGACAGCGCCTTTGCCTGGCGCCTGGTCGCGGCCACGCAGTTGCTGCAAGTGGTGGCCCTGATTGATGCGCTGTGCCAGCTGTTCGAGTACAAGCGCGAGCCGCTGACCGAGGCGCATATCCAAACCGCACCAACCCCAACCCCGGAGCCTGAAGGCGATGAAAACGACGTGCTGTTTGACGAGGCCGTGGCCTACGTCCGTGAAAGTGGTCGTGCATCAATCACGGCGGTACAGCGTCAATTCAAAATCGGCTACAACCGTGCGGCCCGGCTGATCGAGCGCATGGAACTGGAAAACGTTGTGACGCCAATGAACACCAACGGCTCGCGCGAAGTGATGTTGTAATGACGTACCGGGTTGACTGGAAACTGAATTACCAGTCGCCCCGGATTCGCGGTAAGCGCTTCGCCCCGAAGCGCGCCGTGAACTGGCGCGGCAGCGTGTCGATGGTCTACATCGAAGGCGACAAGCGCGTGACGGACGCCCGCGAATGGGTGTCACCGTGCCCGCTGAAACGGGATGAAGCATTGGACGTCATGCGCGCCATGCTTCAGGACATCATTGATGAAAGCGGCCAGGGCGCCGTCGACGCGGCGTTTTGGATGGAGGTCCGGTGAAAGGCTATTTCCGCAAGATGCCGGGCGGCATTCTGGTCCCTGACAATGACGAAACCGCGGCCTACCTGCAAAAGATCAAGACCGGCGCGGTGATCAGCGGCGAGTTTGTCCAACCTCGCAACTACAAGTTCCTGCAAAAAACCATGTGCCTGTTCCAACACTGCTTTGATGTGTTTTCCGAGCAGATGGAAGAGAGCCACATGGAATACAAGGGGCAGAAGGCCGAGCCGTCGCTTGACCGGTTCCGGCATGACTTGACGATCTTGGCCGGGCACTACGATGTCACCTATGACATCAATGGCGTGGTCAGGCTGGAAGCCAAGAGCCTCAGCTACGGCAAGTGTTCGGAGCAGGAAGCCGAACGCATTTACAACGACGTGATCAATGCCGCGCTGAAACAAGTCTTCAGAATGAGCATGACCGAGGACGAGCTGAAAAAAACCATCGATCAGATATTGGGGTACGCATGACATGGCAGAATTCGAACGTGAGAACCGTTACATCGTTATCAAGCGCAGCGACCTCGACAAGCTCTACAAAGACCCTACTAAGTACGCGACCACGTTTGGTCATGCCTTAGCGCTGATTGCTCCGCATTTGCCGCCGCGGCAATTTGTGGTAGTCGAAAGCGACTGGCCTGAATATAACCTGGTATGGATGATGCTTGAGCATCGCATGGCCGGAAATCCGGTGCCGGACTTCAACGCGGTGCGCCACACCGAAGAGCTGCGCCGCGCATTGGCAGGCCTGCTGTTCGAGTTCGACGACGGCGTAAATGGTGGTCGCGGCGAACGGGTTGCCGCGCTCGACTACGCCCGCACGCTGGTATCGCCGGCAGAGTTCAAGGCATGAACGCCGTCGAAAAGAAGCATTTGAACAAGGTGGCGGCCTACGGCTGTATCGCGTGCCATGTCCAAGGCACACCGGGCACGCCGGGCGAGATTCACCATCCGCGCGCTGGGGGCGCTGGCATGGGCAAGAAGGCTTCGCACTATGACGCCATTTGCCTGTGCCCGCCGCATCACCGTGGTACCGCTGGCCTGAGCGTGCCGAGCATTCACGCCAGCAAGAACGCTTTTATCGAGGCCTTCGGCACCGAGGCGGAATTGCTGGAGCTGTCGAAAACATTGATCTAGGGGGATTCATGATTATAGGGATTGATCCAGGGGGATCGGGCGCGCTGGTGGCGCTCGACGCGGATGGTTACATCATCGACACGCTGCTGATGCCAACGATCAAGGTCGGCACCAAGACCGGGATCAACGCCGCCGCCGTCGCTGCGTGGGTGAAAGGGCTTACCGAAAACAGCTCGATCAAATGGCGCGCGGTCATTGAGCTGGTGAACGCCATGCCGAGTGGTCCGCCCGGCGCCAAGCGCGCCATGGGCACCGGATCGGCATTCAGTTTTGGCAAAGCGGCTGGCATGGTCGAAGGCGTGATTGTCGGCGCCATGATCCCGCTGACCTACGCCACGCCGCAGGCCTGGAAGAAGCACGCCGGCCTGATTGGCTCCGATAAAGATGCGGCCCGCTCACGGGCAATTCAGCTTTACCCATCCTGTCGAATCTTAGACCAGAAGGGCAAAGGCCAAGCCGTAGCCGACGCGATATTGATCGCGCGTTACGGGCTTTTCCGCGAGTCTGGCGGTTAGATTTGGGCACCGTTCGGTTGTGTCAAGATAAATAACTGCTATATCTGGTTGGAGTGCCGCGAGTTTTGCGCGGTACACTCCCGCCATGCGCAAAATTGCGCTGACGCCCCACCTTGGCGGGTGGTAATATTTAACCAGGCCTTTCCAAGGTCAGTGCAGGGTCGGTTGAATCCCTGTCCGCCAACGCCGCTTCGGTGACTGATCTTGGAAAGGCCTTTTTTTGGTCTCGAAAACGTGAAAGGACTGCAATCGCAATGCGCGTCAATCCTGAAATGGATGCGCGAAGGTAAACCCGTCACCCCGCTGGTGGCGCTCGATCAATTCGGCTGTTTCCGCCTGGCCGCCCGCATCAACGACCTGAAAGCCTCGGGTCACGACATCCATTCCCAAATGATCACCGTCACCAACCGCGACGGCAGCCAATCGAAGGTTGCCGAGTATCGCTTGCTGGGGGCAGCATCATGATGCCTTCCTGCTCGAACACCATCACCCGCACCGCGCGCCGCCAGCACACTTGCTGCGAGTGCGGCACAAACATTCATCCAGGTGATGTCTACGAATACGCCTCTGGCGTGTGGGATGGCGAGCCTGGCTCATTCAAAACCTGCATGGCCTGCATCGATGCGCGCAACTTCTACGAAGGCGATTGCGACTCTGTGTCGTTCCGTGACAGCGACATGGGCGCATTCACCTTCACCCAACTGCATCAGGATCTTGTCGACTTCGCTGGCGATTGCCGACCAGGCACCGGGCTCAAGTTCGGCGCCCTGCGTCATGTCGTGAGCATCAGGCGTCGGCGTGAAGCTGCGCGCGCCCAATACAACACAGAGACGGCAGCCAAGGCCGCAGTAAGGGGTAACGCATGAGTGTGGAGCGTAAGTTTAAGGGCGTTTGGATTCCTTCCGAGCTGTGGCTTGATCGCGATCTATCGATCACCGAAAAGGTGATGATGGTGGAAATTGAAAGCCTTGAGGATGACGTGCGGGGCTGCTACGCCAGCAATGCACACTTCGCCGCGTTCTTCGGCCTGTCCAATTCTCGGGTTTCGGAAATCATCAGCGGTCTTAGCGAGAAGGGGTTTGTTTCTGTCGAGCTTATTCGCGAAGGCAAGCGTGTTGTTGAGCGCAGAATCCGCTTGTCGACCCCCTTCGAAAAACCGAATACCCCTTCGGAAAACCCGTCGAACCCCTTCGGAAAACACGTAGAACCCCCTTCGGAAAACACGCAGGGGAGTAATACAACTTCAGGGAATACAAAGAAGGGTAAAAACAAAGGTCAGTCTGAGTCCGAATCTGACGAAGTTGTGAAATCGCAAGCTGCTCAAGCGAAAGACATTTTTGATCACTGGCGTCTCACGATGAACTCGCCGCGCTCGAAGATGGACGAGAACCGTCGCGCCCTGATCGTCAAGGCGATGGGCCTGTACGCCGTCGAAGACTTGATGCGCGCTATCGACGGCTGTGCCGGCTCGCCATTTCACATGGGCGTCAACGACCGCAAAGAGAAATACAACGGCCTACACTTGATATTCCGCAACGCTGAAAAGATCGATGGTTTCATTGCCAGGGCAGACAGTCCACCAGTGGCGCCGAAGCAATCAAGCATGGATCAGGACTTCGACGGCAAAGAGTACAAGGGCACCGCCAATGAAAATTTCGCTGATTTCCTCCAGGACGACTGAACCCATGGACGACCTGACCCTTGTAAGTGTTCGCGGCACCTGTGGTACGCACGGCGTGTGGTCGCATGAAGTTCCACGCATCAGCGCCGAGCAGGCCAAGGGCCAATGCCCGGAATGCACGCCGACGCTGAAGCCGGTGCGCATCGATATTGTCGAACTGACCGGCACCTGTGAGCATCATGGCCCCTGGACCAACCCGGTGGCCGGCTTCCTGGTCAAGCGCATGGAAGGCCGTTGCCCAGCCTGCGACGCCGCATCGGCTGAAGCCAAGGACCGCGAGCTGGTCCAAGCGCAACGCACGGCGCAGGTTGGCAAGCGCGCCAGCCATATGCGCCGCCTGTTCGACGGTGCCGACATTCCCAAGCGCTTTGCCCAACGCAGCTTCGACAACTACCGCATCGAAGACGGCAATCAGGCTCAGGCCGAGGCGCTGCTACGTGCCAAAAAGTTCGCCAAGAACTTCCCCAAGGCCATGGAGCGCGGCGCCAACTTCGTGTTCTGTGGCAAGCCTGGCACCGGCAAGACGCACTTAGCCTGCGCCATCGGCAACGCGGTGATCAGCCAGCACGGCGCCAGCGCCCTGTTCGTGACCGTGTTCGACGTGATCCAGCGGGTGAAGTCTACGTACAGCGACAAGGACCAATCCGAACGCACGGTGATGAACAGCTTTGTCGAGCAGGATTTGCTGATCCTCGATGAGGTCGGTGTGCAATTCGGCACCGACTTCGAAAAGGTGATCATTACCGACATCATCAACCGCCGTTACAACGACATGCGCCCGACCATTATCCTGTCCAACCTGGACGAAACCGAGTTGGGCGACTACCTCGGGGCGCGGGTGATGGATCGCATGTTTGAGGGTGGCGGCGGGGTGATCGCGTTCAGCTGGGGCAGCTACCGGGCCAAAGTGCTGAAGGACGACGCACTACCGCGAGGCAGTTACGAAGCCCCGGAATGGATGCAAGGGGAGTAAGGTGGTGCCTGGCAGTGGTATAAACCTACTGCCAGGCTTTGCCGCTGCCATGCAGGCGCGACTAACAGCGCTTCAGGTAGGTGGATGTACCGGCACGGTATGTGGAACGTCTTAAACGCGCTCTCAGAGCGTTACAGAAAAATGACAGCTGGGCCAGTTGGTGTCGTCGGGAGGGGCGGCGCCGGACGCAGGAGACAGACATGATCAAATACTTGAAGGGTTACGCGGTGCTGGCGGGATATGTGGCGCTGACGCAGGCGGTGGGGTTGAACTTCTGGCAGGTAGAGCCCGCCAGTCGGCCCCTTTGGATGCTGGGCGCGCTGGCGGTGCTGATGTTGGCGCCAAGGCGGCGCCAGATGGTTTAGGGTTTGAGCAGCCAGGACAGGCCGTCATTGCGGCAGCGCTGCATGATTCGCATCAAACGATCAACGCTCATGCCGAACTGTTTTGAGAGGATTTTCCAGCACACTCCCTCTTGGCGCAGTTCGTAAATCAGCGCCGCATCGCTCCGGCCAACCTTAAATTCTCGGCCGCGGCGACGGCGTACAGCGCATGGGGCAAGGTCAGTCACTGCTGCTCCCCGTCGCGCTGCATCAGGAATTCCAACTCTTCGCTGGTGGTCCGGGTCAGGAACATGCGGCTTTTGACGCTCCGGTGGTGCGCGCAAAACAGGCTTTCCGGTGATCGCATCGACTGGCAGTGCAGGCCGCCAACGCTGGCCGCGCACAGCTTAGCCGGTTCGCTGCGCTCGATGCCGATCACCGTCATGCGCCCCTGGTCATAGCTAACCGTCGTCTTGACGGCCATGTCGCCGCCTGGCTTGCCTGGATCGACTGAGACAATGCACTTCGGACACGTCGGGCGTTTGCCACCCCAAAGCTCTTCAGGCGTGTAGTCTCCGCTCGCTAGCAGCTCTTTCTCTAGCGTTGTTGGTGAGCAGCATTCAGATTCGCGGCCGCTGAACGCCCACGCCGTCGGACCTTGGCACATTTCCAAGGTCAGATTACGCGTGATTTCGTCGATCACTACGCGATCCAGCTTCTTGCCGTAGTGGTTGACCAGCTCGTTGACGATGGTGTGAACCATGGTGCCCAGGCGATTGGATTCGTTAGTGCTCATTGATTCAGCGCCTTCATCATGTTGAGGTAAACGTCGGCCATTTCTTCGATACGTTCCTGGGATACCGGTACAAAGTCGTCTTCTGACATCGTACCGACTCCCCAGGCACTCCACACCCTGGTGCAGTCGTAGGTGTCGCCGCCGATTGTTTCGGCGATCAGGTCGCAAACGGCGTCGTGTGTTGGCAGTACCACCGCTACCGGCGTGGCCGTAGCCGATGGATAACGATCATCGCGTGAATTGCGCTCAATGCGAACGAACAGATGGGCGTTCCACGATATGGAAATCTGCTCCCAGGTCTTGAGCGCGGCCGACCGAGCGCCTGCGCCTGTGAACATCAGGTTTTCGCGCTCGGCATCATCGAACACGATCAAGTGCGGGCACTCTTCTGGGATCGCTACCGGCGCGGGCGGCGAGGTGTAGAGAGGGCCAATCTTAACCATTGCATCTTGGTAAGCGTTCCACCCTGAGATATATCCGTCGTGCAAAACAGTGTGTCGATAAGGGTTGCGGATATCGCCGACAAACGAGCGTTCAGGTAGTTTCACCGGCTCTTGGCGCTCAACGGCAGGCGCGGCGAGAAGGGAGCGCAGCTCAACCCATTCCGTAATGTCTTCGGCTTCGTTTCGCTCGTTTGCACGGGAAAGCCAAACGAAGATGTTCTCCGCCAGCTCCAGCGGCATGGTTACGGTTTTATTGGTCATGGCTTGCTCCGCTGACAGGTTCCGAGGCACCCGTCGGTGATGTTTGGACATTGGCCGCAATCCACATGGCTTGCTCCCGATTCGGTGGGTTTGGCTAGAGCGGCGGCTACAAACGCCCGGATCTCTCTAACAAAGTCATGCTCGTCTTCTTCGTTTTCGAAGTCCTTGTAACCTTCGTCCATGCCCATACATGCGCGAATATTCAGACAGTGCTCCACCATGCCGATAACAACTGAGTAAGCTTCAGGCGAAAGCTTTTGAACTGCAGCATACCGCTGCTCGGCGGCAGTCAGGCGCGCATCGCGCTGCAAGTCCAGATAGTGCCAGTGCTCCAATTGCGCTTTCGATTTGGCCAGCTCTTCCCGCAACGCAGCCAGTTCGGAATCTTGGTCAACCACTTCGACCAGGGTATCCAGCGTGTTGCCGTCCTCGTCGCCTTCCAGGTGGCAGAAGATGCAAAGCGACTGGCGGGGCGTGCCGTCGCTGCTAAAAAGCGTGGCCGGCCACTGGGCGATCAAGTTATGCCCGATGCACACAAATACGGTGGGGAGGCCTTGATAGCGAAACTTGGTGCCGTACGGCAGAAGGCGGAAAGGCTTCAGGTCTTTCAGCATGTCTTTCAGCGGTACATGCTCGACGCCTTCACTGCTGACTTTCATCACGCCAGTGCCAACGGTAAAAGCTTCGTGCGTGGCGGCAGTGATCGCGCGGACGTGGCCGGTTTTGCCGGTGTTGTCGCACCAAACACAATCGGGCTGGCCTTCTTCTTTGCCGGTCCCGTTGCAAAACATGCATTTGTCAGTCATAGCGGTGACTCCGTGAGCGTTCAATTTCATCTGAGCCGTAATCGCCGTCTGGCTCGTACTCGTCGTTGGGTTCTTCTGGATCGATCAGTTTGCGCGGCGGCGGCACGAACAGCGGCGCCTTGTATTTCTCGTCAGTGCTCACGGGACCACCTTCGCCGACATGATCGACTGTTCCAGTTCGAGAATTTCCGCAAGCTTGGCATCCAGCTTGGCGCTGATCGCCTTCTTCACGCCGAGCATGATCAGCTCGCGTCCGCGAATCAGGCGCTGCATGTAGCTGCGATCCATGGCGGTAAGCATGACGGTTCCGACGTCGGCGACGGTCACGGTAATACTCATTTGGTGGCCGTTCAGGTTGCAGGCTTTCAGGCTCTTTTCCAGCGGCGGTACTTCGGCGCGGAGATTATCCAGCTTGTCGAACAGCTTGTTCAGTTCGGCGCGATTCATTGGGCCTTCCTCAGTGCTTCGAGTTGGCGGCGCTGCTCGCCAGCGTCACGGCGGTGCGACTCGCGCCACTCGATTTGCAATTCCAGCAAGCGGATATCACCGGCCGGCGTGGTTTTGTAGTAGTCGCCCGAGTCGTCGGTGGCGACCTTGACCAGGTGACCCGCTGCAACGCCGTCTTCAACGTGCCCGGAGAGGTTGGTGAAATTGGTGAATTCCTTCGGCTGAACGTGCAAGCCTTGGCGCTGGCTGGCGAAGTACAGGGCCTTTTCTTCGGTGTAGAACATGCGGCCGGCCTTTTTCATTTGAACCTCCGCACCAGCATGGCTAGTTTGCCCGGTGCAACCGGCTCGACAATCTTGGCGTTCGGATTGGCCAGATATTCCATGCTGAAGGCTTCAGCGATTTTGCACTGAGCCGGCTCGAACAGACCGAAGTGACAATCAGCTGTGCTGATGACCATCTTCCCGGCGAGCCAGGCATAAGCCTGTTTTCGGCTCATGTGGCCGTCGCGGAAAATTGTCTCGAAGGTTTTCTTGGTGGCGTTGCGCGCATCACGCGTGCGCTTGTCGGCCAAGGTGCCCAGCGGCAAGTCGGTTTGTGGGTGCAGGCCAACGTAGGCGCGGCAGCAGCTGCACAGGTAGGCATAGGGCCAATCGCCAAACGTGCGGCCGTTGTAGATCACGCTGTTTTCAACCAGGTCAACGGCGCCGGAGCAGTAGCGGCACACGGTTGGGATGGCGATAGGATCGGCAACACGCAGCAAGGCGCGGCGGCTGACGTGCGGCAATGGCGCTGGCGGTTCGATCTTCTCCACGCTGTGAGCGCGGCTGTCGATGGTCATGATGGGATGCCTCTGTGTTGTGGTGGGTGGTGCTTCAGGAAAGCGCTCTCGCGGAAAGCGCAGACCTCAAACGCCTCAGATCAATTTCGCGGCCGTGGCGAACCAGTAGCCGAACAGCGACAGCGCTACGGAAATGACCAGCACCGCCAGCACCACGTTGAGGACCGGACGCTTTACCGGGCGAGCCGGCGCCACCAGGGTGGTCAGCGGCGGCTTTTCGCCGGGCTTGAACACGTAGCCTTTCCCGGTCCAAAAATCCCAGTACGCGGCTTCTTTCGTGGTCAGGCGGGTTGCTTGTGATTTCATCCGGTGACACTCCAGTTCCATAGGGCGAAGGTGGTTGCCACCAGGTGCGCGGTGAGCACCATGGTGGCGGTGAGCACCATGGTGGCGGTGAGGCGTAAGGTCAGGCGCATTGTGCAGCGTTGCGGCGCTGTTCGCGGATCAGCTTGATAACGACTTGCTGGTTCGAGTATTCCGCCGCCGTCATATGCCCGCAGGCCATGGCGTAGGCCTGCATTTCCGCGGCAGCGGCCAAACTGCGCTCGGCGAACGCGTCGATGGCGGTGGTGCGCGCATTGTTCAGGTGCAGGTCGATGATGTTGCGGCCAGCTACGGGCATCATGCTCATGTGAAACTCCTTAGAACCAAACGCGGCGAGAGAAGAGGACGGCGGTGCCAACAATTGGCGGCAGACTTTCCGGGTCAACCTTCGGGTGTTGTTTGAGCCAGTTGGCGCGGTAGATCGCCGAAGCCTTGGTGTTGAGCGGCAAGCCTTTGAGCAAGCCGTTTTCATCCACGAACATGTCGGTGTATCCGCCAGCGTGCAGCACGTTGACGCGCTCGAAGTCGTTGCGCTCGCCAATGATGGGTTGAATCACAGCCTTCAGCTGGAAGTAATCCGGTTCGGCTGGCAGCTCGACGGTGCGAACCTCTTCGTCGCCGTTGGCGCGGATGATCGTGTATTCCGTGGTTTGCATGGGTGATGCCTCAAGGTTGGGTTATGGATCAAGCGGCTATCAGTTTCAGGTAGCGCCCCCATTGGTCGCCCATCGCGGCAGCAATACCCGGCCAAGTTTTCGAGCGTTCAAGCCAACGATTGGCACTTGGCGGTTCGCGAAACTGGCCGCTGTCGGTTTGGTTGTCGTAGCGAAGCTTCGGCTTGTTGCTGCCCTTTGGCCACTCGACCAGCCGGCCCATGGCCTGCATCTTGAATGGCAAAACCTCCAGAGTTGGCAGACCTTTTGTCAGCCAAAAACCTGTGCCTTTGCTAGCGTTATCACCGAAGTGGTACGGGTGAACTACTTGATCTGGAGGCCTGATCGCAGTGTTGATCCCAGAAGGGGCAGGGTTCTCAATGGCCACCGGAAACGGCAGATCAAGCAGGCGCTTGAAGTTCTCGACGTCGGCAGCCTTAGCCGCACGACGCGCGGCGCCGGTCAGCGTCGAAGGCTTTACCTTCTGGTGATAACCGACACCGGGATAGCGATCAAAATCAGGGTCCTTCAAGGCCCAAACAGAAGCATTGTTCAGATAGGTGCACATCGGGTGAAGCACAGCCATATCCCAGCCTAGCGCCAGAGCTTGCCAGATGTCGCATTGCAAGTGCTTCGGCGATTCGCCGCGTGAAGGCAGAAGATCGCAGGTCCATACGTCATGGCCGTGCGCCTCAAACGCTTCACGGGTCAATTGGCAGGCGGAATAACCAATCAGAATTTTAGCCATTGCGGCGCACCTTTACCGTAACTGGAACATTGAAGTGAATGGCGGCCCGCACTTTCGCGATACGTAGTGAAGGCGCCTCAATCGAATCGACGTACCGGCCATTGATAAAAACATCGAAGACTTTGGCGGCCATGATCAGCGAGCCCCCGGGGTGCCCGGCAGGACGTAATACTCGTCGTCCGCTTCAGGGTCGAACTTGGCGCGGCAGATAATCCCTACAGTGAGGAGAGATTGCAGGCAGTTGCGAATTACGTCGCCGTTAACGCTCATGTCGCCGAGTGCTAGCTTAACGGCCGGCAGAATGCCGTTGATCCATCCACCGTTTCCGCTTTCAACTGCGGATCTGATGGCCGCGACGATAATTTTCTTTTTTTGTGCTGGGTTGATCATTTTAATTTGCCTCGTTGTTCGTTGCTTTCTTGGTATGTGTGCAAACTGTAGATAACTTTCCTTGCGCGCGCAATAGAGGTGATGAAAATAAACGCGAAACAAACCGTTGATAAGACGAAAGCTGTTGCTACGACAGCGAACTGTGATAGGGTGGCATTCGTAACAGATAAAGGGCAGTAAATGACGTTCGAAACATGGCTACAGCTGCAATGGAAAATCCTGATTGAGCACGGCTTGATCAAACCCCAGCAATAACCCAACAAGAGGCATCACCCATGTCGCAAAGCACCAACCCCGAGGCCGTCGTTCTCGGCGCCTTGTTTGACTTCGCCGGGCATCTGCGCACGTCCAACATCATCAACCCCCTGAGCGGCATCGATGGGTTTGCCAAAAAGCGCAAACTCCAGGCGGATGAAATTCCGACGCTGACTTGGCGCGAACAGCTCGACACCCTGCGCGATCCGGCGCAATCGTTGCCGACCGACAGCGAGCTGGTCACCGACTTGCTGTTGCTCGCCGAAGCCTTCAAGGATGGCGACCCGGGCGCCGACAACAAGGTGTTCGATGTTCTGAATGATGCCGCCACGCGCCTGCGCCGACTGGATGCGGAGCCTGCTCCTACGATCGACGCAATTAACTGGAGCCTCGCTCCGGCCGCCACGCATTACGCACCAAAGCGTGAGCCCGGCGATTTCTGGTGCGCGTGCTTCTTGCAGCTGGTCGACGGTAAGCCGGTAAAGGCCTGGGTTCTGACCGATGGCGTCATTACCCGCGAGATTTTCAACCCGAGCTACACCGACGACCTGCTGGCGCGCTTGATCGCTCGACCGCTGAAGGGTGGTGCGCAATGATCGCTGTCATCCACAACTTCGATTACTGGGGCGACAACGGCCGTTACACCGATGAGGGTGTAGCCGAAGGTGAAACCGAAGACGCGGTGGTTGCCGAGTGCTGCGATATCGCGGCCCGGCATGACATGGGGTTCAAGGTTGAGCGCATCTACGGCGCGACCGACGCGGAGGCGCTGACCGCTCGCATCAATGCGGCGGTGATTGCTCGCAGCGCAAGCGATAAGGTCAAGGCGGAAATACAAAGCCTGGAACGCAGCATTGCCGAAAATCAGAAGTGGCTCGGAAACGTAGAGGCTGAAAAGTCTCGTCGGCTTGATTTGATCGAAAAGAACAACGCCCGATTGCTGGAGCTTCGCCCGGAGGTGGTCAATGACAACGCTCGGTCCTGATCATTACCGCTACATCGACACCATTGGCCCGGAAGGGCTTGAAGTGCATTGCATCACCTACACCGTGATCGGCGTCACTGATCAGTGCTACTACATCGGCGACAAGCACACCGTCGATATGGTCAACGGCCACCAGTACAGCCATACCGCTGAGGCGATCAAGAAGCGCCGCAAGCGCGTGCTGAAAGCTGGTGGTGAGTGGGGGCGCCGCTTTGCCTACCCCGACAAGTCGCGGGCGCTGGAGTCATACAAGGCCCGCAAGCGCTGGCAGATGCGCCATGCAAAGATTGCCATGGAGCGCGCTAAAGCGGCTATTGGCTACTTCGGCGACGCGGAAACCAAAAGCACGGTGCCCGACGGTATGGTGACTATCCCGTGCGAGTACATCCAGAGCATGAACTGGAGTGAATACTGATGACGCCGGATCAATTGCAAGACTTGGCCCGCGCCGTAGCCAAGGCCATCGAGGCGGGCAAGGCTGCCGCTGAAGCGCAACCCGATGACGGCGGCAGCGCCAACCGTGACCATGTGTATCTGTACGGGCTTAAACGCATGAAGGTGGCCACGCTGCGCGCGGCTGGCATCGACTGTACCAAGTGGTTGCCGGGCGAGTTCCATTTGCGTGCGCCGTTCGCGGGCCAGGCCGACCGCCGCTATGCCGGCGTGCAGGCCATGTACAAATCCCTCATTGCCGACGGCGTTGAATGCTCCGTCTACTACCAAGCGGACTGACGCCATGAATCGAGCAAGCCCTGTAGACCTGCGCAAGGCGATGGAAGCCTCGCAAACCTTTCTCAAGGCCGGGCTGAGGTTCGTGCCGATGCCGGTCCTGAATGAAAGAGACTTCAATGACCTGGTCAAACAATGCGATTCACGCCTGACGCTGATCGAGCAATACGGCGAATCGGCTGATGATGCCTCGGCGCGCTACTTCGTCAACGCCCGCACGCGCATGTGCAAAGTGCTGCTGAGCCTCGGGCCTGATCATGAGGCCAACATCCGCCAGACCAAGCGCGAAGAGTTCGTGGAGGTGACCGGCGACCTGATGGCCCTGTTCCAGGCCGACACGCAGAAAGCCAAGGACGCCGGATGGAAACCGTTCGGCCGCACGTCCTACGCTAAGTTCATGGAGCGCCTGAGCAATGAGTAAGCGATTCGGACGTAACCAGAAGCGCGCCATGCGCGCCGAAATTGCTCTCAATTATGGGGCGCTGGTGCTGGCTACCCGTAAGGCTGGTGACCTGGAAGACAACAACCATCGACTGAGGAAAGAGACTCGCGGCCTGACAGCCAATTTACAAGTTGCGTTGAGCGCCATCGAGGAAGCCCGGACCATTCTCGGCGAGTATTTCCATGGCCTCCCGCCGAGGGTGATCGAGCAGGCGCACATCCCTGAGTCTGTGATGCTCCCGCATCGCGGTCGACTATATGGCGTGGCTGACCAAGCCAGCGATCTTATTGCTGCCGCGAACATGGCGGAAAGACTTGAAACCATTGATGGTGGCGCCTGGCTGGATGATCTGACCTTGGGGATGCACGTCAGTTTCAAGACACCGTTGGGTAACGTCGCCTATGCCTTCAATCCGCGAACGTTTCAAGGCCAACCAAAACACCGGGTCGTGCGTCACTTGGCTGATGAAATGGCCAATCACCTTTGGCATTCAGCCGAGGCGAACGGATTACTTACAAAGGCCGGGGTGAAACCATGAACAAGCGCGACGCGAAACTCATTGCTGAAACCGTGACGCGTGAACAACTGCTGGCGATGTTCGAGCGGGCGAAGGTGTCCATCACCGACTGGAAAGAGCCGAGCAAGGTCAACCCGAGCATCACGCTCGGCGCCGCCTGGAACATCTACTACCCGGCGTTCATCAACGACAGACGTCCGATGACGCTTGGCCACGTCAAGACCAACATGCTTTGGGTGTTTGGTGACTACCTGGACGAATCGCTGAAGCCGGGCAAGAAGGAAAACATCCGGTCGCCAGCGATCAACGTGTTTCATCAGGAACCTATTTTCGAGGTGTCGCCATGATCGACAAAGAAAATCTGAAGCGCCTGGCCGAGGCCTGCCCGGACGAGCCGTTGCGTCTGGTCGTGTACCACGGCAACAAAATGTACCTGCGCAACACGGCCGGCATTGTGTTCGAGGTGTACCGCAACCCATCGTTCCCGCAGTTCGCCGCGATCAATGAGGCACATGCCCGGCTGGCAGAAGCTGCGACTCCTGCTGTTTTGCTGGCGCTGCTCGCCGAGAACGCAGAGTTGCGCAAGGACAAGGATCGACTTGACGCATTGGAGTCGAGCTTTTGGGATGTCCGGCACACCAGCGACCCAATCGGCGATTCGGGGGATAGCAGCGTAAGCATCGAAATCGTTGGTAGCTGGATGGATGAACCGCGCGAGCGGGTGATCGGTGAGGATTACAACGAGAACCTGCGCGCCGCCATCGATCAGGCCATGAAGGCGCCCGCCTATCCACCGGCCCGGCCAGAATACGAGTATGAAATTCCAGATTTTGGCCCCGGCAACGGGAACAGGGCGCGACGTCGTGCTGAATCGATGGGTATCGACTACACCGCCGCAATGAAGACAGCCCCAATGAAAGCCCTACCATAACAACCAATAAGCACGGAGCATTTTCAATTGATGAAAGAATTGAGGCAACGGCAATTGCTGGAAGGTCAAAGCAGCGTGGCGCGCAAGGTGTTCGAAGGCGTGCCGATCCAAGAGGCGTGGCCGGAGAACGCCATCTTCGACGCCGTCCGCAACAACAACATTTGCATTGCCGCGCACGCGGTGCGTGGCTGCCTGAAAGACATGAAGGACGTAGGCCTGGTCCGTGAGGCGCCCAAGGGGCACTTCCAGCGGACGCCCGTGCAGCCGCCCTTGCGCTTGAGCGCAGCACCAGTACAGAAAATCAAACCCCAGCCAGTGAGTGAGCCAACCGTGCAGACCCCAACCGCCAAAGCCGCAACCGTAACCCCGCTGGACCTGCTCGGCAGCGTGGCCACTGAATTGACCTTGCTCGCCAGTGAATTCGGCGAACGTCTGCGCGCTCTGTCCCTGCGCGTGGAAGAGGTGGCGCTATTGGTAGAGGCGCAGCGCGAAGACGACGCCAAGGTGATCGAGCAAGCCAACCAACTGAAAGCGCTGCTGAAGGGGTTCGGGCAATGAAGGCGATCGCTTACAAGTTGTACATGTGCATCTGCTTTGTCGCGATTTTGTTGTTTTTGATTGATACCGCAGTAGCTGTGTACCTGCGCACTACTGCCGAGGATGGCGTGTATGACGTAACTTACCTGGAGCAGATTGATGCCACCTGTGTGAAATCCATCTATCAAGGCGATGTGGTAATGGATTGCATGGACGGTAAGCGCCTGATCAAGGAGGCGCCATGACACCAGAACAGCAAAAGACCGTCGACGAGCGCAAGGCCGAAGGCTTCCAGGTAGTGGGCAAGGACCACGACGGCGTGATTCGTTTGACCAAGGGCGCCGACGCTCGCGTCGTGTTCCACAATGGCAGTGAGAAGCGGGGCCAGCATTACCTGGCCAAGGGGAAAGCATGATCAGCAAGTTGAAGAAGTACGCCGAGGACTGCAAGGCGCTGCGCGCTCAAGGCTGGGCCGGGAACATGGCTGTGCATGAGGACGATATTTTGTCGATCATTGCCGAGAACGAGGCGCTGAAGGCGTCCGCCAATATCACGCTGTCCGGCTGCGAGTTCAATCCGCTCGACATCATTGAGCAGGCAGTGCGCAACATGAAAGGCCCGAGCAAGTACCGCAACAAGTGGGGCACTGTGCGTTGGGCGCTGGTCAGGGATGCGTTTGGCGTTGGTTCTGGCGTGGCGACAGCGTTGTGTCGTCGCTTCGGTTTTGATCCTGACGAGGTGCTGCGCTCATGACCTGGAAAGCCCAAGGCCCGCACGCGGTCGTGAATGAAAACGGTTATGTGGTGGCGCGCTACCGCATAGCCGGCGTCGAATACTTCCGGCCCAGTCATGGCAAGAGCTTCATCGGGCCGCCCGTGCATGACAAAGACCAAGCCAAGCGCGTTTGCGCCGATCATCACAAGGAGGCTCAGAAATGCCCAGTCCAATCCTGATTCACTTCGACGGCGCGCACCTGCCCATTCAGCTGCGCGCCATCGCCAAGCCTTTCGAGGACTTGGCCGGCACGCTTGATGCTCTGCTACCGGAAGGCCCGGAGAAATCCACGGCGCTGCGCAAGCTGCTGGAATCGCTCGATTGCGTGGTACGCGCAGCACGCAAGTAATGGCAATAAGCCCTAGCATTCGCCGGGGCGTTTTAATACACTGGATACCTTGTTGCGTGGTAGCTCAGCGGTCAGAGCGCATGGTTCATACCCATGATGTCGCCGGTTCGAATCCGGCCCTCGCTACCAGTTTCGCCCCCATAGCTCAGTTGGTAGAGTCCGCGGCTGTTAACCGCGTTGTCCCTGGTTCGAGTCCAGGCGTGCCAGCATTAAGAAAATAGACGCCTTGAGGGCAGTCATTGAAAAAGCAAATCCAGCTTGGAATGAATCCAGGCACCGCAAGCAACAGGCTTGTCAAAGACATACTGTTCAAATTCCTTTCGGATGCCGGGCATGTATGCCACCAATGCGACAAGCCTATGACGCGCGAGAACTTTTCCATCGAGCACAAAGAACCATGGCTTGATAGTGAAGACCCGCAGAAGGCGTTTTTCGATCTTGAAAACATCGCCTTCAGTCACCGTAAATGCAATTCGGGAGAGCGAAGGGTTGGCAATCCAGCGCAATGCGGTACAAACTCCCGCTACGTCAGTGGTTGCCGCTGTGTTGATTGCAAGACCGCTCACCGTGCCTACGCTCAAAAGAATTACACTCCTGAGAAGCGGAGCGAGCGATACCAGCGAAGCGGCAAATAGAGTCCTGAAGCAAAGTCGTGGCTCCCCAGCTACCAGCCCGCACATGCGGGGTTCGTCTTTATCAGGTAGCACATAGGTAAGCTCAGCGGTAGAGCTACGGCTTGGGAAGCTGGCCAGCAGACAGTTCATGAAGGGCATGCCCTGATTGCCTTGTCACCCTACGCTCCGTGGTCGCGGGTTCAATTCCCGCGCTGTGTGCTACCTGATACAGATGGAACGCCTTGCTTAGGCGCTAAGTTGGAGGGAGCGTTGAACATACCCGTGCGGTCCCTGTTCGATTGCGCGATAGAGGGTGGTGTATGTGACTCCCGAGAGCCACCCCAAAGCCAGATTTGAGCACTGGCCTGATGTATCCAGTTGCTGTCCTGGGATGCGGTCCCGCGCGGGAGTTTGTGCCGCTGTAAGTCCAGGCTGTATCTGAAAGAGCGTGGGCGTGCAAAACTGAAACCTTCGATACGGTGGCTGTACCAAATCCCGATTGGCGCCGATTGCAAAGAAGGTGGCTCGCTCTTTTTCAGATGCAGATGACCACCAGTAATGATTCCGGCAGCAATGCCGGCTATGGCCGGACCTGGACCGCCTGACCCTGTAAAGGGACGTGATCTAAGTCATCTGTCCTAATTCACCCAACCCAAACCTGATGGAGCAGTACATGATGATCAAACGATTCCTCTGTTTCGCTGCGCTGGCTGTCTGCGCATGTTTCGGCCCGTCCGCGTTCGCACTGGAGCGACCGGTAAGCTATCTGGCCGCCAAGTTTGACCAGATGCCAGACACGCACCTGACCGCCACCGCCCGCCTGGAGTTGACCCTTGCTCAGTGGCGAGAGGGCAGCGAAGCCGGCAATGACGCCTTGAGTTCCAACCTGCGCGCATCGAGCAATCATTTCATCATGGCCTCGGTCAATACCCCGGATGAACCTGGTGTTGATCTGACCTGATAGCAGCGTCACCCGAAAAGCCCCGACTCGGTACACGGCTCGGGGCTTTTTTATGCCTGTTGCTTAGTGCACATAACGGTTCGATAATCAAACCTACTTTTTCCACTTCACACCCGAGGCATTCATGACCGAGAAGAAGGTGAACGCCAAGCGCGTCACGCCCAAGGAAGAGCCGCCCAAGGCCAAGCGTGCGCCAAGGAAGAAGGCTGACCCCAAGCCCGAGGTTGAGCCGAATCCACCACGCACGCCCAAGGCTAAGAAGCCAGTAGGGCGCCCCGCGCTGTACACCGTCGAGCTGGGCGAGCGCATCTGTGGTGAACTGGCTACCGGCGTATCGATGAAGACCGCTTGCCTGCCTGATGACATGCCAAGCGCTGCGACTGTGTTCGGGTGGATGCGCAAGCACCCGGAATTCTTAGAGATGTACACGCGCGCCAAACAGGAATCGGCTGACGCCTTGGTCGAAGAGATGATGGACATCGCCGACGACGGCACCAACGACTGGATGGAAACGCACGACAAGGACGGCAACGACACCGGTTACAAGATCAATGGCGAGCACGTTCAGCGTTCGCGCCTGCGTGTCGAGACGCGCAAGTGGGTGGCCGCCAAGCTGAAGCCGAAGTATTACGGCGACAAGGTGGACGTGAATCACGGCGTGCAGGCAGACAACCCGATCACTGCGCTCATGGGCCAGATGGCCGGCAAAGTCCTCAAACCGGTGACTGAGAATGAATAAAGTTCGCTCCTACGTGAAATCTGTGAAGTCGCGCGGGTCATTGGCCTGCGCTTTTCTCGTACGCGCATGGCAGAACCTGCTGTGTCGGTGGGGATGGCACGACGACGCGCCAAGCACCTGGTACAACCTGCACATCGATCACCCTGACGGCACGACAAAGGTGGCCGGCGTTCGCATCGTTTTCACTTGCAAGTGCTGCGACCATAGCATTCAGGGCGAGCACTTCGAGACATCGGCTGATCGCCTGCACTGGAACGCCAGCCCTGAACGCCGCCGCGTCACTCTGCGCGACTGGGGCAATCAATGAACATCTATATCGACTGCGAGTTCAACGAGTTCCGCGGCGAGCTGATCAGCATGGCACTGGTAGCTCAGGACGGCCGAGAGTTTTATGAGGCGCTGCCTTGCGAGAACCCGCGCGAATGGGTCGCACAGCATGTGATGCCGATCATCAACCGCCACCCAATCCCCGAGAACTGGTTTAAGCATCGCCTTGGTCAGTACCTGGTGCAATTCGAGCGCGTGCACATCATTGCTGACCGGCCTGAGGACATTGCCCACTTCTGCCAAGCGCTGATCACTGGGCCGGGCATGCGCCTGAACACGCCGCCGCTGACGATGGAGATTCGCCGCGACCTTGATGCCGTGTCGAAGCTGCCACACAACGCGCTGGAAGATGCCAGAGCCATTCGCCTGCTCGCCATCGAGAAGGGTTTGTAATGGCGGGCGCCGTTGCCTACAAGCCCATCGAGGCGATGACACAGGCCGAGTTCACGGAAGCGCTCGCGGACCCGCTGTGGCGCATGTCGAACCTGTATTACATCAAGACCAAGGACTCGGTTGATGATGACGATGACGATGATGCGCAAGGCGTGGTGGTCAAGTTCAAGCCGAACCGGGCACAGAAAGTCCTGATGAAGCGGTTGTGGTATCGCAACCTGATTCTCAAGGCGCGGCAGCTGGGGTTCACTACCTGGATTCAAATCTACTTTCTCGACGTGGCGCTATTCACACCCAACATGAACCTCGGGGTGCTGGCTCACACCGAAGAGGCGGCGAAGAAGATTTTCAAGAAGATCAAGTTCGCCTATGACCGCCTGCCGCCCGCAGTCAGGGAGGCGATGCCGCTCAAGTCATGCAGCGTGCTGGAAATGACGTTGATGAATGGCACCACCATTCAGGTCGGTACGTCGATGCGGGGCGACACCATCCACTACCTGCACGTTTCCGAGTACGGGAAGATTTGCGCCAAGCGCCCGGACCGCGCCGAGGAAATCGTGACCGGTACGTTTCCTGCTGTGCCTGATAGCGGGATCATCTTCATCGAGTCGACCGCTGAAGGCCGTGGCGGCGACTTCTTCGACAAGTCGAACCGTGCCGAGGCCCTGCATGACGCGGGCGTGAAGCTGCGCCCCAAGCAATTCCGCTTCCACTTCTTCCCGTGGCACGACGAAGACGGTTACCGCTGCGACCCGGCTGGCGTGATCATCAGCCAGAAAGAGCACAGCTACTTCGACGAGCTGGAAGGCAAGTTGAAGAAGGTGATCGACATCGAGCAGCGCGCCTGGTGGATCACCACCCGCGACGAGCTGTTCGGCGGCCAAGACGAACGCATGTGGCAAGAGTACCCATCGACGTCGAAAGAAGCGTTCCAGCAGTCGACCGAGGGCACGTATTACAAGATGCAGCTCATTGCTGCGCGCAAGCAGAAGCGCATCACCACCGTGCCGTATCACCCCGGCATTCCAGTCAATACCTTTTGGGACATCGGCAGCAGCGACGGCGCGGCCATCTGGCTGCATCAGCGCGTGGGCCAGCGCGATAACTTCATTGGCTTCATCGAGAACTGGACCGAGCCCTATTCGTGGTACGTCGCCGAGATGCAGAAGACCGGCTACGTGTGGGGCACGCACTACCTGCCGCACGACGGCAACCACATCCGCCAGGGTGAGGACGTCAACAAGTCGCCAAAGGAAATGCTCGAAGCGCTCGGCCTGCGCCGCGTCGAAATTGTCCAGCGCGTCAGTGAGTTGCAGCACGGTATTCAAGCCACACGCAACGCTTTTAGCACCTACTGGTTCGATGAGGTAAACTGTAAGGAAGGCCTGGCGCACATCGAGCTGTACAAGAAGGCCTGGAACACCAAAACACAGACTTGGAGTGACCGCCCGCTGAAGGATGGCCACACCGAAGCCGCCGACGCCTTGCGCCAGCACGCGCAGGGCTTTATCGACCACGGCCCGCAGAAGAGCGTCGCAAGCGTTCGCGGTAGCCGTAAATCGTGGAGAGTATCGTGATGCAGAGCTACGTCGGGACAAAGCTGGTCAAGGGCCAGCCGATGAATCGCCAGGAGTACAACGACTATCGCGGCTGGACGCTGCCAGCAGACGAGAACGGCGCCGATGCGGGCTATCTGGTCGAATACCTGGATGGCGGACAGCCCAATCACCCGGCGCATACGGGCTATATCAGCTGGAGCCCGGCCGAGCAGTTCGTGAATGCCAACGTTGCATTGGGTGACATCGATCACTTGGCGCCGCATCAACAACGCCTCGTTGCCGAGCTGGAGCAGACCGCCGACCGCCTGACCAAGCTGGAAGCGTTCTTTCGTACGCCGTTGTTTGACTCGCTGGACGACGACGAGAAGCAACTGATGAAGATGCAGGCCGACGCCATGACGTTGCTGGTCGGCATCCTCAATGATCGCGCGCGTAAGTTCGGTGGTGCTAAATGACAACCAACAGTTACGAAAACCTGACATTCAGCGACGCCCTGGCCGCCATCAAGGCCGGCAAGCGCGTCCAACGCAGCGGCTGGAACGGTAAAGGCCTGTTCGCCTTCCTCAAGCCCGGCCTCTTTCATGGTCCTTACTTGGGCTTCAAGCCTGACGATAAGATCGCGCCCAACCACCCGAGCACCATCGAAGGCGTGAGCGTGTCGCTGTTCGAGCATGACGCGCCAGAGGATACCGCGATGCGTTTGCCGCATGTGTGCCTGTCCTACCCGACCGGCACCTTTGTGGCCTGGGCGCCGAGTCAGACCGACATGCTCGCTAGCGACTGGACGGTGGAGCAATGAATGCGCCGGTCCTCGACCTGACCAATCGCGCCTTCACGCATGTGCTCGGCGAAATCACGCTGATCGGCACCTGGTACGGCGCCGATATCAACGAGTGCGAGCCGGTGCTGTGCCTGGTGCCGACGTTCCGCATCAACATGTTCGACGGCGTGTCGATCCGCTCCAAACCGTGCTGCGTCGCGCTTTCTGCTGCATACCTGTACGACGATCCGCGTTACTTGCTCACACGCGCGCGTGAATTCAGCGAACTGATGGGGTTCGGTGACGATATGCAGCGCACCCACCGCATCGCCGAGGCGATTCACGGACGACTGCAAGACCTGATCCAGATGCCGCCACGCCCGGTGATTGGCTCGTTCGTGGGCGCTGACGCCATCCTGACCGACCAAGACTCAGGCCGTCAGACAACCCACGAACTGCATCACCACTACTGATCCTCAAGGAGTACGCCTGTGTTTGACTTGGCCAGCGACGACCACACCCGCACAAAGAAAGGCTTGGCTTCGCGCGTTGGCCAGGAATATGAGGGCGAGTACGAGGTAGTAGAGACGCCAGACGACCCGCTGGACGGTCCCGACAACCACTTGCTGCATGGCAAGTTGCTCGGCTACTACCAGCGCGAGCTGGACCGGCAGAACGATAACCGTATCCAGATGGCTATCGACGAGGACTACTACGATAACGACCAGTGGAGCGAGTCGGATGCCGAAGAGCTGCGCGAGCGCGGTCAAGCGCCCATCTGCTACAACGTGATCACGCAGTCGATCAACTGGGTGATCGGTAGCGAGAAGCGCGGCCGTTCCGACTTCAAGGTGTTGCCGCGCGGCAAGGAAGACGCCAAGCCGGCGCAGAAGAAGACGCAGCTCATGAAGTACCTGAGCGACGTCAACCGCACGCCGTTCAACCGTTCGCGCTCGTTTGAAGACGCGGTAAAGGTCGGCCTCGGCTGGATTGAGAGCGGCGTGACCGAGCGCGACAACGGTGAACCGATCTACAACCGCTATGAATCGTGGCGCAACATGCTGTACGACAGCGCCTCGACCGAGTTCGACCTGTCCGATGCCCGCTACGTGATCCGCGTCAAGTGGGTTGACCTCGATGTGGCGATTGCCATGTTTCCGCAGCGCGCCGCCCTGCTTGAGCGGTCGGCCAGCACCAGCGAGCGCTACGGCACGGACCTGGCCAACGGCGACGAAATCATGGACTTCGCCGAGGACGAGATGGATTCACTTGGTCGTGGCATGTCTGACTACAGCGTCGAGCGTCGTCGCGTGCGCATGATCGAGGTGTGGTTCCGCAAGCCGGAAAACGTGCAGAAGATCGTCGCGGGCCAGCGCCAGGGCGAAGTGTTCGACGAGCAAGACCCGAACCATCAGGCCTTGGTCGATGCCGGTCAATCGGTGGTTGCCTCGCGCATGATGATGACCATGAACCTGTGCATCATGACCACCAGCGGCATGTGCTACGTGGGCCGCAGCCCGTACAAACACAACAAGTTCCCGTTTATCCCGGTGTGGGGCTATCGTCGCGGCAGGGACAACCTGCCGTACGGCATGATTCGCGCCATGCGTGACATTCAGGACGACGTGAACAAACGCGCCTCGAAGGCGCTGTTTATCCTGTCGACCAACAAGATCATCATGGACGAGGGCGCCGTCGATAACATTGCCGACCTGATGGAAGAGGCCAGCCGGCCAGATGGCGTAATCATCAAGAAGCACGGCAAAGAGTTGACGCTTAACGTCGACCGCGAGCTGGCCCCGGCGCACCTACAGATCATGTCGCAGTCGATCAACATGATTCAGTCCGTCTCGGGCGTGACTGATGAACAAATGGGCAAGACCACCAACGCCAAGTCGGGCGTGGCGATCCAGGCGCGTCAGGATCAGGGCAGCAAGTCCACTTCCAAACTGTTCGACAACCTGCGTTACGCGTTCCAGTGCGACGGCGAAATCACCCTGAGCCTGTGTGAACAGTATTTCACCGAACAGAAACAGTTTCGCATCACCAATCAGCGCGGTACTCCCGAGTTCGTCGACGTCAACGACGGCTTGCCAGAGAACGACATCACCCGCACGCAAGCCGACTTCATTATTTCCGACAGCGAATGGCGCGCGTCCTTGCGTCAGGCGCAGGCGCAGCAACTGGCCGAGATGATGCCGACCCTGCCGCCTAACGTGCAGCTGGTGCTTCTCGATCTGCTCATTGAAGAGCTGGACCTGCCGAACGGTGAGGAAATGGTCAAGCGTATTCGCCAGATCACCGGCATGCGCGACCCGGACGCGACCGAGCCAACCCCGGAAGAGGTTGCCGCCGAGCAGGCGCAGGCCGCCGCACAGCAGCAGCAGCAGGAACTGGCCGCCGCACAACTGCGCAACCTCAACGCCAAGTCGATAAAGGACGAGACGAACGCGCAAAAAACCATGGTCGACACCGTGCTGGCCAGCGTTCAGGCGCAGCAGACCGCCGTAGAGGCTGCGCAAGTGTCCTTGCTCAACCCGGCCATTCTGCCAGTGGCCGACGCCTTGCTGCATGAGGCGGGTTACAAGTCGCAGTCGGAAGAGGAAGCCCAGCAAGCGCAAGAGCAGGCGATGCAGCAGCAACAGGCCGCACAGCAGCAAGCGCAGCAGGAGCAGATGCAGCAACAGCAGATGCAAGAGCAGCAGGCGCAACAGGCCCAGCAAGAGCAGCAAGCCCCGGCGCAGTCCATGCAACAAGGCATCCCGCTGCCAGGCGGCCCGCAATGAATCCCGTAGCAACCCAACTCACAGACCGAGGTTTTAACAATGTCGACTGAAGCAACTGCAAACGCTGGCCTGACCGAAGAAGAGACGGCCGCGCTCGCCGAAATGAACGAGCAAATCAACGGCGCAAGCGACGATGACCCGGTGTTCAACATCGATGAAGTCATGCGTAAGGGCCACACGCCAGAAGATGCCGGCTTGGTGGCTGACAAGGTGGCGCAGGAAGCTGACGCCGCGAAGGCTGCCAAGGAAGATGAAGACGCTGCCGCACTGGCTGCCGCTGCCGCCAAGCAACCTGTCGAGCCGACGCCTGAAGAGAAGGCCGCCGCTGAAGCCAAAGCCGTTGCTGATGCCGCCGCTGCCGCGGTGGAAGAGCCGGCGCCGGCCGAAGTGAAGGCCAGCCAGCCAGTGCTGATCGCACAAGTGCCAGAAGGCACCGTCGAGCGCCTGACCGCCATCGAGGAAGAGCGCAAGGCCATCGCTGCTAAGTACGACGACGGCGATCTGACCGACTCTGAGCGCACCGCCGCGCTGGACACCTTGCGCAAGGAAGAGCGCACGCTTGAACGGGTGATCGACCGCGCCGAACTGGCCACCGACCTGGAGGACCAGCGCATCACCAACGAGCGGACGACTGAAATCAACACGTTCCTCAGTGATGTGAAGATTCCCAACGATCCGAAGAACCTTCGTTTCCAGACGCTGAATCAGGCGGTCATCCAAGTGGCTAGCGATCCAGCCAACGCCACGTTGGGCGCTACAGCGATCATGCAGAAGGCGCATGACCTCTGTGTGGCTGAAGGCGTGTTGCCGCCGAAGGTAGCCAAGACCGATCCGGCACCAGCCAAAGACCCGGTCAAGGCGCCTAAACCGATCAATGCCCCGCCAACCTTGGCCGGCGTGCCTGCCGCTGACGTCTCGACCACCGAAGAAAACCGCTTTGCTCACCTCAACCGGATGAACCCGGACCAGCGAGAGGCCGCGTTTGGCAAGATGAGCGAAGCCGACCAGAACGCATACCTGGCCGCAGGAGCCTAACCCTTATGCTGCGACTCGACCTCAAACCCGGCGAGAGCGTGAAGATCGGCGAAGGCCCGAACGCCGTCGTGATCACCCTCGAAGACAAATCAGGCCGTAATGCGCGCGTCGCGTTCGAGGCCGACCGCAGCGTTAAGATTGCCCGCGTCAAAGAAGACAGCACCCCGGCGCAGTTCCTGCGTCAGGGCTTGCTGGCCAGTTAACACGGGCGTGGCGGTTGCAAAAACCAGCCGCCCGTTCGATAATCAAACCAACGTAGAGCGCAGGAGCTGCCTATGTGACTGATTCACTCAATCACTAGAGGGTAGCCAAATGGGCTCTACTGTCATCGCTTGGGGCGATCCCAAGGCGCAAAAAGCGTGGTCGACCGGCCTGGCCGTCGATCAAATCAAAAAAGCCTACTTCGAGAAGAAGTTCGTCGGCACTGACGAAAACTCGATCATCCAGCGCAAAACCGAACTCGAAAGTGATCCGGGCGACCGCGTGTCCTTCGACCTGTCGGTTCAACTGCGCGGTGAAGCGACCGAGGGCGACGCCCGCCTGGAAGGCAAGGAAGAAAGCCAGAAGTATTACACCGATGAAGTGGCCATTGACCAAGTGCGTCACGCGGTATCGGCTGGCGGTGCGATGACTCGCAAGCGTACCAACCTGAACCTGCGCGGCAACGCCAAGCGTCTGCTGTCTGACTACTGGTCGCGCTTCTACGATGAACTGATGTTCATCTACCTGTCCGGCGCACGCGGTATCAACAAGGATTTCCTGTTCCCGCTCGACTATTCCGGTCGTGCGAGCAACGCCATTCAGCCACCGGATGCTGGTCACCTGCTGTACGGCGGTGCTGCCACGTCCAAAGCGTCGATGGTTGCTGGCGACAAGATGACCACCCTTCTGATCGAGAAGGCGCAAGTCAAGTCGACCATGCTTCAGGCGCAAGACCCGGAAGCGGCCAACATGGTGCCGGTCAACATCGACGGTGAAGAGCATTACGTCTGTGTGATGAACCCATTCCAGGCGCATGACCTGCGTACTGCTGCTGGTTCCGTCTGGATCGACATCCAGAAAGCCGCTGCCGCTGCCGAAGGCCGTAACAACCCGATCTTCAAGGGTGGCCTGGGCATGGTGAAGAACGTGGTCCTGCACGAACACCGCAACGGTATCCGCTTCAGCGACTACGGCGCAGGCGCCAACGTTGCAGCCGGTCGCGCGCTGTTCATGGGTCGCCAAGCCGGTGTTGTGGCTTACGGCACTCAGGGCGGTCTGCGCTGGAGCTGGAAAGAAGAAATGAAGGACTACGACAACGAACCAACGGTAGCGGCTGGCGCGATCTTCGGCATCAAGAAGGCTCGCTTCAACTCCCGTGACTTCGGCGTGTTGTCCCTCGATACCGCTTGCGTTGACCCTAACGCCTAATCCGAGGACGTAACCATGTCTATTGTTCAATCTTCGTGGGGCGCGCTGAAGCGTCAAGCCCCGGTTTCGGGTGAGGCGGGCGGCGTTGTTGCTGAGCGCTACACCTTTACCGTTCCGGTCGGTCTGACCCTGGCCGCCAACGACATCATCGAGCTGGCGATTCTGCCGGCGTATCACACCGTGCTGGATGCCACGTTGGTGATCGATGAAGCGGGCACCGCCACCTTTGATGCCGGCATCATGTCGAGCATTCCGGGTGACACCGATCAGGCCCGCACCTGTGGTAACGAGTTGTTTGCTGGCGCAGCGGATGCGCAGGCCACTCGCATGTCGAAGAGCGCCGGTTTCCGCATTGCCCCGATTGCGGGTGATCGCTCTATCGGTATCAAGGTGCTCGGCGCTTCGGTGGTAGGCGCAGGTCAGATTTTTGACCTGATCCTGTACACCAAGCAGTAACAGGGACGTTACGCACCCGAAAGGGCCGGTCTAGGCTGGCCCTTTTTTGTACCCACCACACAAGAGCATCCCCATGAAAATCGAGTGCATCCTTCGTCGTGACCCGCCCGCTGTTGTTACCCTTGGCGCTACTGCCTACCAATTCAAACCTGATGAACTGGGCCGCCACGTCTGCGAAGTTGAAGACAACGCGCACCTGGCCCGCCTGCTGAGCATCAGTGAAGCCTATCGTCTGCCGGACAATGAGCCTGTTCCGCTGGAACTGATTCCCGTCATCGTCGAGCAAACTTTGCCTACGGCCGCCGCCACCTTGGCGCCTATCGATGAAAACGTGGTCAAGGGCAGCACCGTGCACCCGGCCACCTTCGACTTGGGCGGTGACGCCTCGGTTGACCTCGAAGACGTGGTAGCGCATGCGCTGGAACTGTCCGGCCTGACCACCATGGAATGGAACGGCCTGCCGGACGATGACCGTCACAACCTGATCGACATCGCCCTGGACGAACTCGACAAGCGCGAGCCGGCCGACGTGACCGAGCAGAAACTGCCGCCTGTGATCGAACCTGTAAAGCCGACTACCGAGACAGCGCCGGTTTCGGACGCTGGGAACTCGAACGGCGCCGGGCTGAACGAAAACCCGGTCGATATGGTAGATGACAAGGCCAAGTACGAGGCCGAGCGTGAAGCCGCAGCCGTGGCCTACAAAGAAAAGTTCGGCGCACGCCCACACTACAAGTGGACGATTGAAAAAATCGCTGAAGAAATGGCCAAGCCTGCCCCTGCTAAAGAAGGCGACGAGTAATGGCCGGCATCAGCGCAGCCATCCTGATCGAGCGCGCGGGCTTCCTCCTACAGGATGAAGAGTACGTACGCTGGACCGTCCCCGAGTTGATCAGCTGGATCAATGAGGCGGCGGGCGCGCTGGTGTCGATTCGCCCGAGTGCCGGCGCCAAGCTGGTCGTTCTGCCGCTGGTGGCCGGCACTCAACAAACCCTCGACGACAACGTGGTGCAACTGCTGGACGTAGTGCGCAACGTTGGCGCCGACGGCGTGACACCGGGCCGCTCGATCCGCCTGGCTGAACGCCACCTATTCGACAGTACCGATCCTGACTGGCATACCCGTTCGGGCAAAGCGGTGATCAAGCACTACATCTACGACGACCGCACGCCCAACGTGTTCTACGTCTACCCGCCTGCGCTGGCCGGCACCAAGATTCAGGCCAGCCTGACTGTCATCCCGCCGCAGTTGACGGCCGACACCGACACGCTGGACCTGGACACGCAGTTTGAAAGCGCGCTGGTGAATTACGTGGTGTTCCGGGCCATGGCCAAAGACAGCGAGTACGCCAACGGCGCCATTGCCACCGGTTACTACCAAGCCTTTCAGGCGGCGCTGGGCGGCAAGGACGCGGGCGAGCAATCGGTTTCCCCTAACACCAAGGTGCCAGCATGATCGACCTCGACGTGTTTATGCCGCACATCCTGCCGTACGCGCCGGGCTGCCCGGAACCTACGGCGTTCAGCAATATCATCAAGGCCGCGCAGACGTTCAGCGAACGCACGCGGCTGTGGCGTGACCGTGATCAGTTCAGCGTCACGCCGACCAGTTGCAACGTGGTGTGCGCACCGAGTGGCGCCGAGCTGTTCGAAATCGAGAGCGCGCGCTTCAATGGTTGCCGTTTAGAACCAATCTCACTGTCTGATCTGGACGCCAAACACCCGACGTGGCGGCAAATGTCAGCAGGGGAGGCGCGCTGGATCACGCAAGTCGAGCCAGGCAGCGTGCTCTTGGTGCCGACCTGCACCGGGACGCTGGACCTGTCCACGATCCTGCGCCCGACCAATGACGCCGAGCAGCTGCCGGACCTGTTCAGTCAGTACACGCAAGTGATCGCCAACGGCGCGCTGGCCGAAATCCTGATGTTACCGGCGCAGAGCTTCAGCGACCCGCAAAGCGCTCAATTTTATGCAATGCGGTTTGATAATCGAATCAGCGAGCTGTCTAATCGAACCATCCAAGGCCAGCAACGGGCGCCCGTCCGTTCGCGCGCCAAATTCTTCTAAAGGAGTACGCCCATGTCCGCAGCATCGGATTACCTGGAAAACGCCCTTGCTAACGCCGTCTTGCGTGGCGTGGCGTTCACCTCCCCGACTAAAACCTACATCTCGCTGCACACGGCCGCCCCCGGCGATACCGGCGCTAACGAGGTGTCGCTGGCTGCGTTTCCGGCCTACCTGCGCAAGGATGCCGCCTTGGGTGGCGCGCAGTCGGCCGCCTGGACTGCCGCGTCTGGCGGTGTGTCAAAGAACGCCTTGCAACTGATCTATGCCGTGTACGACGGCGCCGCACCGCTGACCATCACCCACTTCGGTGTATGGGATGCGCTGACCACGGGCAACAACCTGTTGAACGGTGCGCTGGCCGCGAGCCGCACGCTGAACCCCGGCGACGTGTTCGTGATCGACGTGCAGAAGCTGACGGTAACGGTGCTCTAACGTGAACGTCTTTGCCATCAATGCGGCAGCCGTCAACGATTCCAATGAAATTTGGAGTTGGTACGGCGACGCGGGCATGGCATTGCAGGCTGATGGCGAGTTGATCGCCGGCATTACTGGCGTCGGCGACGCTAACGTTGTAGTGCAATCCGACCTGATGCCGTCCGTGCGTTTGCTCGTCGAAGGCTCCGCTGATGTGGCGCTGACGATGGCTGGCGAGGCGCTGTATGGTCGCTCCGGGTCAGGTGATATGCAGCTGGCGGTGAACGCTGGCGGTGAGGGTGTGCGATGGACCTTCGGCGAAAGTGACCTACCGGTTGTGTTCCAGGCCGACGGTGACGCACAGGTCGTTTCTCAGGTGTCGGCCAGCTTCAACATCCAGTTCGAAGCCGAGATGGACGGTCGAGCAGCCACGGTACACCAGGGCATTGCCGATTTGTCGGTGGTGTTCGACACGCAACTGGATTACCGCGTTGCCCGCCCGATTTACCTCGAAGGCGACGCCGCCATGGTGTTTGGCATCGAGGCGATGCCGTTCATGTGGATCAATTCCGCCAGCGGTGCGGCCGACATTGCTTGGCAAGCAGCCGGCGACGCGCGTTTTGGTGGCGTGCTGTATGGCGAAGGCTCGGCGGAACTGGAGTGGATCGCGACCGGCGACGCCTTGCAGTGGCATTACCACTATGCCGAAGGTGCCGTCGACATCCAGATCACTGCCGTGGCCGAGCGCCACGGTAAGCCGGCCTTGCCGAGCGAGTTTACTGCCGCGCCATTGATCCGCGCGATGCACCTGGGCGTCGAGCGTCGCGCCTTTATCGTACCTGCCGAAAGGAGAGCTTGAATGCTTGGAACCATGCGCAAGCGCCCCGACGACACACTGGATTATGACGTCAGCTTTGAAAAGTGGCTGCCGGCCGGCGACAGCCTGACGGATGCCACTGCAACGGCCGATTCCCCGGCCCTGATCGTGGACAGCGTCCAACTGTCGGGCGCCGTGGCCAAGGTCTGGCTGTCGGGCGGCCTCGCCGGAGACTCCGACACTGTCACTGTGACGGCGACCACCGCGCAAGGTCGCATCA